GGCTTTAAAGCCGCCAGAAATGATTAATTAATTTTTGTGTCTGTCCAGATATTAAGGACAGAGCGAAAACAATTTAATTCATCAACTAAAAAACCACCGTCATTAATATGAAATATTGCATAATCTCCATATTGCTCATTAATATTCTGAACATAATTGTAAAATTCTTCAAAGCGTTCCAAACGGTCAAAATCAAGAACATACCATTTGTGACCAGTTGGGAGAGTTTTTATAAACTCCTCTGCGTTACTCGGGCAACTGAATGCACCAGAAACTTTTACCTTGCTTTTTCGGTCGTCCTGTGTGGCGCGGTCAATTATCGTAAAGACCGCCCATTTAATATTTCTCAAATATTTATTATACATGCCAACACCCCTTGCTAGAAAACTAAGTCTTTCTTTCTTTTTACATCTTCCACGGTGTATGGGAATTTCGTCATCATGACAAAAGCTTTTGAATTATCTTCTGGCACTGTATAACCTCTGTCACGTAACAGATCAGCGATAGTTGTCAAAAAGTGATTGCCGTATCCATAAGTAACTCCAGAAACAACAACATCTTTTCCATTTACAACAGCTTTTACAACGTGGTAGGTGTTTCCATAAGATTTTTGAAACCATCTTTTCGCACTGATCTCTAATGTTTTGATTTTTTTCATTGTTTTTTACCTTCGCCCCTGTTATAATAGGGTTGCCTTTCTTTTTAGTTTGGTGCCCGGTTTGGTTTGGAAGATCGCCGGGCTTTTTTATTTTCTGGGAACTAGAATTTTTCAATTAATCAGTCCGTTTTCCTTATGTCCTCATTGGCTTGAGTGGTTCGGGCGGTTCCGGTTGTTTGTCTCTCGTGTTCCTTTGTTGATGGTTATATAATATCACTAATTTTAGGGAAAGTCAATACATGAATCACAAAAATAAGTGAAAATTTTTCTTGACATTTAGATCGCAAAAAGTTACATTATATATAGAAATAAAACAGGAGGAAAGAAAAATGCTAGAGTATAAAATCGACGTAATAAAAGAACTTTCAAATATTGGTATAAATACAACAGTTGCAAAAAATACCGGGATTTTTGGACAGGCTACAATGAAAAAATTTAGGGATAGAGATACTAATATATCTCTTAATAACCTTAATCGGCTTTGCGCAGTTCTGGAGATGCAGCCAAGAGACATTTTGAAATATGTAGAAACAGAAAAAGATAGATCAGATTATATAAATATAATTCACAAAAAAGAGTGATAAATACATTGACAAATCACAAAATATAGTGATATAATAAAGACAGTTAAAGAAAAACAACCACACAGCCCCAGGAGGGCGGACAGGAGGGAAAATATGAAAATAAATGAAATGCGCGGAAATCAATTCCTTCCGGGAAACTGTATTTACAGACCGGAGAATTACCCGGAGGACTGGCGGGAACGCCTGGAAGCTGGCGAGGCTATCAGCTACGAAGAGGACGGCAAGCAGTGTCAAATATGGTTAGAGGAAGAAGAGGAAGAAGAGGAAGAATAAAAATAAAGCCCTAGGAAATTATCCCGGGGCTTTTAAAATACTTATTTGTGGCGGCTATGGACAGAGTACAGACCGCCGCCGAGCCTGTTAATATTTTAATAACACAGCTTTTGGCAAATTGTCAAGAAAAATATTTTTAAAATACCGCTTGACATTTCTCTAAAACTTCTTTAGGCTATCAGATAACGAGAGCTGACGGAACTCAGGAAGGGCAGAGGCTGAAAGTACACAGAATAGTTAATTAAATAACACGCATAACAAGCCAGATCACGCCGGATAGAAACTCCTGGAAGGTCTGGCTTTTATTATGCAAATCTGCGAAAATGTAGCCGCCCTTATATTATATATAATTATATAATTATTCTCTGCCCTTCCTAGATTCCTAAAGCTGGAGTTTATTAAAAGATATGCTATACAGTACCGTATAATAATATATAAGATATAAATATAAATAAAGATTATAATATAATACCCCAATTGTTATTTATTAATTACTAACAAAATAAAGGGTTTTATTTTATGCAAAATTAAATTTGACAAGATATTAAAAACTGTGTTAAGGTATCTGCAACAAAGAAAACAGAATATTTTTTTAATTTGAGTTTTAGAGAATATACCCGAACACCCGGAAGCCTTCCGGGAATAAGATTTACCAGGTGACATTCTCTTTTTTTATTTGAAAATTAACGTGTTAAAGTGAGGCGATAATATGAAAGATAATACAGTAAATGTACAAGACGTAGATATTTATTTAGATAATATTAATATATATGCTGATGAATATATAAATACTGTATTATGTATATCACCAGATAACGAAAACTACAAAAAAGAGGTATCAGATAGCTTTGTAGATATGATTTTTTATATTGCAGATCATATACAAAAGCCAAGTAATGACAATATAGAGCTATTAGATAAAATGTTTAATACTTATGTGAGATTATGCAGTAAATATCATGTATTGCCAACATTAGAAGTATTTAGCTTTTTAGTTGGGATTAATCGTACAACGTTTACTGATTGGATGAATGGAGTGTATAGAACAAACTCATCACATGGTGACACGGCTAAAAAATGGTTTGATATTTGCAAAAACTGTGCAATTAATAGACTACATAACCAGACCGGAACAAATGCGAATTTGATATTTGTTGCAAAAGCCGCCTATGGCATGGCAGAAACTGCACCAGTGCAAGTTGCGCAGCAGTACGGCGTACCACAGCAGACCGCGCAGCAGATCGCAGAGAAGCACAAAGCCGCTTTGCAGCTTCCGGAGATGGAAAAACCGGAGCTATAAAGCCTGGGAGAACCAATAGAAGCGGTAAAAATGTACGCAATGGACGGACAAAAGGCAGTAAACACATGGGATTATGCAACATGTACAGTAATAACGATTATAATTGTGCATAATGTATAGAAAAATAAATAGATCTATACGACAAATCTGTGTTTGTCGTATAGATAAAATATTAAAGACATTGACATTCCCTTGACCACTGCCGAAGGCATCCGATAGACAGCGACCAGGCAAGGGCAGCGGTTCCCATGGGGCGGTGGGCTGACTTGCCAGCGTCCGTACTGGATGACCGGGAGGGGGTATATATAAAACCCCAGTCAGCGGTAGTCACCACCGAAACCACTCGAAAAAACAAAAAAAGCTCTCCTTAACATGGCAGGGATAGTGATTCGAACACGAAAGCAGTAAGCCTTAACTGTTTCTCTGCCAACACTAAATAAGGCAGTACCAAGAAAGGCAGGTATAAAACATGAAGATAGGATACGCAAGAGAATCTGGATTATGGTTCCCGTTGGAAGCAAAGAAAAAGATACTTTTGAACGAAGAAATTGACTCGTTTATTTTCGATTTGGCAGATGAAAATAATAATTTTAGACTTCTTTGTGAAAACATGAAAAAGGGTGATTCGTTAATTATTTGCGGAGTTGATGATATTGGAAATACCAAGAATGAAATCGAAGAAATATGGAGACAGCTTTGTAATTTGGATATTGAAATCTATGTACTCACAGCTCCGACGTTGTTTTACAGTGAAAGCATGACACTAGAACAATCGTTTATAAGAGATGTGACACGTAGCGTACTTGCTTCTCAGGTCGAAATTGCTAATCAGAAATTAAAGGCAATAAACGATTTGTGATAACTGATAACATTCGCAGAAAGGTAGGCACAAGATGGAAAAAATAGTAAGCAATGACGGATACCTTCGGTCAAAGTTGATGGATATAGCACAACAGCTTTTGAATATTTGTAATGAAACCGGAAATTCAAATATTCAACTCATGACATCATCTTGGGAGAATGGGAAAGGTATTACGCTTCTGGCTAAAGCCGATGACAAACCGATTCTTTCCGTAGAGATGGATACTACCTATGAAAAAGTATAACCCACAATCCGAATCCATCCGCATCCGATTTTCCGAAAAACAGAAAAAAAGGCTCCTGGAAGAGAAGAACCGAACAGACAGGAGTGTATCGGATATTGTAAGACAGGCAGTTGATGAATATTTCGGGAGGAAAAGACGTGCTTAAATTTTTCTCAAAAAATAAAAAAGGCGTTTCCGAAACAAACCAAGCATATGAAAATGTTGGACAGGAATCCCAGGAAATTCGGAAACTGGTGAAGCCAATTCACGCAAAAGCAATATTAGCTGATGGCAGATTGTATGATACTCAAACTGCCACATATGTTTGTAAATATGGAAATCTTTCTTTGTTTGTTACAAAGAACGGTAGGTGGTTTGGCGCAAAATCAAAATCTGAATTAGCCGGTTACAGTGCTGATGAAAACGGAGACAGAACCGCCGAGTACAGAGTGATGTATTATGGTTTGGAATGTATTGATAAAATTTTTGTGATGCAATATCTGTGGCATTACAAAAATAAGCTTTACAAGAAATATTTCGGGGAGGTGGAAGAAGGATGATGAATTATTTTTTATACAGTATTGGGAATGATGTCCGTTCATGTGAAAAAGAAGAGTATATTCCAAGAGATGCTACTGGAATACTTAAAGTACAAAACGGAGAAGTATTTTCAAAGGAAAACGGAGAATGGAAAAAGTTATTCATGCCATACGCACCAATAAGTGATAACAAGGATAGTCTTCCCGAATCCCCCATTGATGTAGCGTCTATGCTTATCAATGCCACAGTAACTAACGAACTACCGACTGAGAAAATTCCACTGTCTTCATTATTGGAGCAGAAAACATGGGAAATTCCAAAATACAACATTCTACAGTTGGAAGAGATTGCGAAACACCTCCTTCTCTACTGTGAAACTAAAAGAAAGGGGCGCGAAGATGTCTTTAGTAAAAATCACAAACCCCAACCCCAATGATTGGCTCGGCACAAAATATTTCATTGATGGAAATAAAGTTCCGAGAGTAAGATCAATAAATTTCCATACCGCAGTAGATGAAATTCCAGTATTTGAGTTTGAAATGATGGCTGTCCCAGACATTGAAATGGAATGCTTGGCACAAATCGGTGTCACTTCTCAATCAATTACTGACGCAATTTCAGTTTTAAGGCACGAACTGCTACAACACGGAGAAATTTACAATAGATTCAAAGCAAGCCTAAAATCGGCTTTAGAATCCTACAATTACTGTGGAATGCCATTTGAGCCAGAGGAAGAGATTGCAGAAAAAATTCTGGACTTCTTAATTGGGGAGGAAAAAGAAAATGAATGCACTTAATGTAATCGGAACAGCTGTAAATCTTGCATTTTTCGTTCTGGTTCTTGCCGGTACTTTAGCCATACTGGACGAAGAAGGAAAGACAAGCGTAATACAGATTTTATTCTGTATTTGTTTAGAAATATGTTTCGCACTGAATATTTTCTTAATTTGCACGAGGTAAAGGAGGATATAGAAATGAAATTTTCAGAAGCATTAAAACTTATGAAACAGGGAGCAAAAGTGAAACTTCCAGGATAGAATGGTTACTGGTGTTGGGACGATGAAAAACAGACGATTATGATTCATTGCAGACCAAAAGATTCCGATCAAGGCCAGGGAGCAGTTCTCGATATCCGTGAAACACAGAGAGTAGAATATACTTTCATGCACACACAGCGAGATGACTGGATGATTGCTGATGAGAATAACTGTGGTGTTCTTGGTGGTCAGTCAACATTTGGATTTGGTGACGCTATCCGTTATCTGAAAAGAGGACTTAAAGTGTCTCGTAAAGGCTGGAATGGAAAGAAACAGTACATTCAGATTGCCACTGGAATTTCATATAAGACTGCTGATAATGAAATTGTAAATTGTGAACATGATGCAATCGGAAACAAAGCCATTGCTTTTGTCGGAACATCTGGCGTACAGATGGGATGGCTTGCATCTCAAGCAGATATGTTAGCAGAGGATTGGATTTTTGCAGAATAAGAGGAGAACCCCATGTATCTACTAATTCCAATTGGAATTATCCCGATTGATTTAATCGAAAGGGTTAAATTCATAAAAGCGCCGCTTCGACTTAATCCATGTAGGCTCGGAAAAGCCTATGAAAGTGATAAGTCGAGGCATCCAGAGTAGTGTAAGCTCTTATTGATGAATACGCCAGGAATTATTGAATATTTAGAAAAAGAAAATTTCCCTCCTGGAAAAGAGTAATCAGTAAGAGCGGAAAGTTTATATACTTGTTTAGCTTAATATCACGACTTCCCCGGTTTTAATGGTGCGCCGGGGTTGATGGGCTATCGCCAAACGGTTAAGGCACAGCACTTTGACTGCTATATTTGCTGGTTCGAATCCAGTTAGCCCAGTTTGCGGTTTTGCTAACGCCGCAAGTTCATTTTATAACACTCTTTTCTGAAATCTAAAAGTGTTTCAGAAAACCTTTGTTGCGGTTGGTGGTCAAGAACTGCAACAGTGACGGATTGTTTGTCATGGCGGTCAAATAATTCGGTATCTTAGGAAGCTTAGTTCAGCGGTAAGAGCAACGGCCTCATAAGCCGTAAGTCCTGGGTTCGAATCCCAGAGCTTCCATTTCTTCTAAATGCCATTCATCCGTAATATGGGTGGAAAAAACTTCCAGTTGAGCGTGTGGATTAGGTAAATTTATAGGTGCGATACGGCGTAGCTTAAATGGATCTGATTTCCCGGCTGGTATATCTCTGAGTTAAAAACATTAACGCAGCGCACGTTAATAAAAGGAGTTTTTAAGAGATGCCGTTCAAAGACGTATAAAAATATCCAGTGAATCTACAGCACTAAAACTTGTAGATAGTGGAAAGCATAACACGATAAACCTATTGCTAACCCGGTTTTTCCGGGTTCTGGTAGGATAGAGAAGCGGAATCTCACATGGCTCATATCCATGGAAACGGCGGTTCGAATCCGTCTCCTGCTATTAATAAAAACTTGGAGGAAAAATATGACAGGTAGCGAATATCAGAAATTAGCAATGAGAACAAATGATGGCAAAGGAAGTGAACGACTTTACAAGAAACTGTTCACAGGGAAAGTTGAGGATTTTCATATAACAAAAGACTTAAACGATATGGGTGGTGTTCTGAATGGTTGTTTAGGATTATCTGGAGAAGCAGGAGAAGTTCTGGACATGGTTAAAAAATGGGTATTCCATGAAAAAGAACTGGATAAAGAGCATTTAAAGAAAGAAATCGGAGATGTAATGTGGTATGTGGCTATGTTATGCGAGAGCTTTGGTTTTGATCTTGATGAAATTTTACAGATGAACGTAGACAAGCTCATGGCAAGATATCCAGAAGGTTTCGATACTGATAAGGCAAATAATAGAAATCCCGGAGATATTTAATTTAAACTTGAAAATCATCCCAGTTCTTTTGAAAAGAACTGTCCGTGACAGGCGGTAAAAGAAACATAGCTCAGTGGTAGAGCAATGATACTGAATATCATGTGACACAGGTTCGATTCCTGTTGTTTCTATCTGGCAAATTGCCATTGCCAGAAGTTGCATTTTCCCCCTTAAAGTTCCAGTGTTTCTCGTTGGGAGATTTATGCCGTTCAAGTCGGCACACTGGATTTTGAATGTGAGGTATAAGAAATGAGAAAACCGATTATTTTATACATTGCACCTACTAGAAGAGATACAGAATTGTTTTTACGTAAAACATTATTCCAAATTAAAAATGAACTTGTTCTGAAAACTAATTTTTCAACTAAAACTATTGAAACAAAAGATTACATTTTGAAAGCAATTGCTATTGCGGATTATCACATTTCACACGGACTTTATCCAATAAAATATTTTCTGCAAAGCGAATGTACATTTGCAATGCGAATATCATTTATTTCACCTATGTTTTTTGCTTTACAGACTATAAAAGACCATTTTTTGCCATGTACACAGGAAATTAACCAAGAACAGCTTATTAGTATTCTTAACGGAATTAATGAGGAGAAAAAATAGTTATGGAAATTAATTGCAAAACCTGTAGAAAACATGATGACTTCACATGGGTTTGTTTCAATGGTGATAGCGAATATTGCGCAGACTTTACGGAACCAGAATGCTGTTGTGAGTTTTGGAAGGAAAAGAAGATGGAAAACAAGGAGGCATAGTACCGATGAGTGAACTTTCTGAACTTATAAATAGAGGTGGTTTAATCGATGATTTTAGGATAGAAAAATCCCAAGATGAGCCACCTGTAGAACCAATAAAGTTAGCTGTTTGGTTAATTAACAGAGGGTTAAAAGAAGGTATTCGCCTGTATGGGAATAATGACCTTAGAAAACTTGCAAATTACTTACTGATTTACTGTGGTGATGAAAATGATTGAGGTATATGGGAAAGAAATAAAAGATGAATGTTCCAAGTGCGGAAACATTCTTGAATGCGAGTTATTCAGGCAAGGGCATGGAATAAAACAGGAACGTGAAAATGTAGCAAAGATGATCGAGTGCCAAATGAAGCACAGGGAGAGGAGGGAATTTGAATGCTAAATTTACTTGATAAACGCAATTGCCCTGTTTGCGGTGGAATATTGAAATGTGAAAATGCCGATTTCACAAACCCTTTTATAGAAAAATGACTCTTTTTAAATGTGACATGGCAATGCACCAATTGCGGCGCTGAATATACTGCAAAACTTGAATTAACACCAAACGGATATGAGGTGCAAGACCGTGAAGCACATATTGATGTAGAGGATAATTTTTCAGCCGAAAAATTTATGCTTGGAAGAGACAATTTTCGAAGACAGAGGTGGTAAATATGAAATTTGAGGATATGGCAAACTGGACAGAAGAACAGTTGAAAAATGAAGTTGTTCGTTTGGCTGATGAATGCGAGAAAAAACAGCATATAATCCTGGACTATAAAGCTTTATCGGAGACACTTAACCAAAAGCTTCTTGAAAATGATAACTGGAAGATTCCGATTGATGGAATTGAAAATGTAGATACTGGTCATCCATCTATAGAATGGTATGAACAACGCCACCAGGATGACTGTATTAGAATCAACGAGTTAACTGTTACTGTTGACACATTGGTTGACCGATACGCTAATTTAAGGAAAAACAAAGGGATATGCTGATATGGGCGAAAAGGAAGAATTAAAGCATTTCTTTACATGTAATGGTGAAGTGATTGAATAAATACCAGAGATTTCAATTTCGGATGGTGCTTTTGTTATCGAAGGCGGTATTCTTCACAGAAATGAGGACGGTACACTTTGTAGCATAGGAAAGCCGTTAAGTATTGAATTTGAATGTAAATTAAGTGATGAACTATTTTGGACACTATTTGCCCCAAATCGAATAAACAAGAACAATTTCCGTAAAATGCATGGCATTCCGAAACGGAGGAAAATTAATGGATCAAGAAAAAATAAGCATTGAAGAAGCCATGAAAATTGGTTTTAAGAAAATACCAAATAACTGCTTAAAAATGAATAAAAAGCCAAAATTTAGACAAATTGCTGGAAGAAAAGGGAAACGGAAATTTGATAATGTTTTTAAATCTGTTGCGCGGCGAATGATAAAAAGGGCAGCCAAAGAGGGAAGACCAATAAAGCATAAAAGAAATAGAAAGGTAAATAAATGAGCATTAAGTCAGCATTAGAATCCGAAGGGATAGATTTTTCTGAATACATGAACCCACCCGAGCCGTGGAATGGACAGGCATTGATACGGAATATTAACGGAACGAAATACGCCTGTTGTCCTTTTTGCCAGAAGAAAGCACTTCTGATTAGCCCAGAGACAAAAATTCAGCATCTTAAATTGAAGTGTAAAGGTAGTAACTGTAAGAAAGAGTTTGAAGTGAACGTATAAAACTTGGAGGAAATATTAAATGCAAAGTATTAGGCTAATTGATAGAAATACAGACATTTCCAAATTAAAAATGTGTCAAATGTACTGGGACACAGTAATTAATAGGGAACCGTATTTTGTTGTTTTAATAGAAGGTTATATACATACAATCGGTGGGAAATACGGAAATAACAATTTATGGGCTTATCCAAGAAATGAAAAACCAAGTTTTAAGAATCTTATTCAATTCGATGGAGAGCCTGTATGCTGGGGTATAAATTATGCACCTTACAATCATGCAAGATACAGACATGGTGAATTTGAAGCAAGAACAATTGGAAACGTGTTTATAACCAGAAACGGCGAAAAGTTCTGCGATGTAAGAGGTAGTATTGAACGTGCGAAGTGCATGATTGATGATTTTTTAGAGCACCCAATGAATTTGAATAAAATTGATTTTGACAAAAATGTTATCGGAAGAAAAGTTTGGTGGCGTAGTGAACCAGCCGTTGTAACAAGTTATATTTCTGGACAGGCGTGTGTCATATTGGAACCAGATGGAATACCACAATTTACAACACCAGCAGAATTTGCAGATGATGGGTGTGAATATTATTTTGATGGTGATGTAAAAGCAGATATTCTTGATAAACATATTTGGTGGTTTAGAAAATAATGTAAATTTATTTGAGGTGAATGTATGTACGAATTTAATCATATTCCTATCAAAATAATGGAACTAGACAGGGAATGCTATGCAAATATTGAAGTAGATGAAATCATGCTTACTTCATATCCACCTCAGTATAAAACCATTGTCACTATAGAATTGGATTTTATCTTATTGTGTGAAAAGTTTTATACCGTTCAGATCAAAAATGATATTCCTAGAAAGTATTATGCCGGGAATATGTCAAATAAATTGATTATGTGTGAAATGGACGATAGAACTCTTTCTGAATGGGCAAAAGCCATTATTAATTCAGAAAAGCATGACAGAGACAATCCGCTGAATTGCCAAATACTTCCACTATCACCTTGCCAAAATGCAAATAAGACATCCGAATGCGACCATGATTTTGAAAAATGCGAGATATCTAATTCTTATAATTATGATTTTAATGAATTTAAGTCGCGCAACACTAATCAACTTTTTCATCCGTATTATTGTAAAAAGTGCGGAATACTTATTTTGAAAAAAGTAGTTGATAATGCACGAGGAGTAGACAAATTTTTATGGGAGGAATAAGAGTGAAAAAGATACCAACACTATTTGAACGAGAATTCAAAGATCATAACGTTGTAAAGGTTCTTCCAAAAGTGCATCCGGGTATGGAATGGGTACTTGAAGGAGAAGGAGTTGCAACAGTGAAATATGATGGTTCTTGCTGTGCGATAATTGACGGAGAATATTATAAAAGATATGACTGCAAGAAAGGAAAAACACCGCCAGAAGGATTTATCCCTTGCTGCGAGCCAGATTCCATTACAGGTCATTGGCCTGGATGGGTAAAGGTTGATGAGAATAATCCGTCTGATAAGTGGTTTGAGGAAGCATATTATGTAACTTCAATGTGGACGAATCAAGGTTGTAAATTACCAGATGGCACATATGAAGCTGTTGGAAAGCATTTTCAAGGCAATCCATATTATGACGATGATGATTCTTTAGTAAGACATGGTAACAGCATCGTTGAAGTAGAGCGAACATTTGATGGAATCAAGAAATATCTTTCCGAACACGAAATTGAAGGATTAGTTTTCTGGAAAGACGGAAGCCCACAATGCAAAATCAAACGTTCAGATTTTGGCTTTGAATGGCCAGTAAAGAAAGCGTGACCAAATGAACAAAATCAGAAAAATATGTTGGATAATTGCAAATTTCATAATACTCAAATGGGTAGCAGATTATTTGATAGCCACAATTCAAATGATGATTGAAAATCATTGGGGATTTTCGGCAGTTCCATTATTGCTCATGGCAGTATTCGCAGAATGGAAAGTAATTGAAAATATTTTTACGGAATTAAGAAGATGATTTTATCAAGAAAGGATATGTATGACAAAACAAGAAGCTGTAGTAATTGAAACTTATACAGGAATTTGTATGCTTACAGGAGATGATCGCAGACTTGCATACGAATACGCAGAAAAACTTTTAGGTCATCCGATATATACACATGAATTTCCGAAGTATGCCAACGAGTTGAAAAAACTTAGCAAACCAGATTTTATTGAAATTTGCAGAAAGTTAAGTGATTAAATGGTATGGTGCAAATTAAGAAACATTCCTTGTATACATCCAGAACCGGATGGATTAGAAAATTGTAGATATTGTGAAAAGTATAGTTTTGAAAAATATTTAGAATACAAAAAGAAAAGTCAAGAGAGCCACATGAGAGCCAGACTAAATCCTAAGAAGAAGGGAGGTCTGGCTCTATTTTTATGGGAAAAATTACAGAAGGCTCGCTTGCATGGTATCGGGCAGTGCTGAATCAGATTATCAGTAGTGATATGACAATCTATCAGAACCAAAAAGATTGCCTTGATTTGCTCTTAAATATGAATATTGACCTTCCTTTCAACAAGAACAAAGAAGCACGGAAAATGGCTATGAAAGTAAGCCAATACTCACATAACATAGCAGAGAAGTGTGCTGCATTAACTGGTAGTGGTGACTTTGATGATATCTACTGGCAGTATTTGTTACTGGAAGCACCACATTTACTTGATTCCTATGCCATGTATATAGAAAAAGATAGAAAACCAGAAGAACGGTTCTATTTACCAAGACGCAAAACATTGAAAAAAGTAGTAGATAAATTACAAGCACTTGAAGAAGATGAACTTGACGAATTGTTTCTGCATCAGCCAGCCAGAACGGGTAAATCACAAATTATTACTGTCGGAACCGCATGGCATTGTGCAAGAAATTCAGAGATAAGCAACCTCTATGTTACATATAAAGAAGGACTTGGCGGCGCATTCCTAGATGGAGTTACGGAAATATGGACTGACCCCACATATTGTCATGAAGATGTATTTCATTCAAAAATAGCCAGAACGGATGCAAAGAACCACAAAGTAGACCTTGAAAGAAAGAAAAAATATGCGACATTATCTGGAAAAGGTTTGGAATCTGGTTTAAATGGTGAGTATGACGCATATGGTTGGCTGATTCTCGATGATATCCTGGAAGGTATTCAAGATGTATTAAATCCAGATATTCTCAGAAGAAAGCAAATTGTGTTTGACAACAATGTAATGTCACGAAAGAAAGAACAATGTAAATTGATTCTAAATGGTACTATCTGGTCATTGCATGATTTGTATATGGACAGACTATCATTTCTTCAGAATAATCCAGAAGCAAAACACATTAGATATGATGTTCTTAAAATTCCAGCTCTTGATCCAGAAACTGATGAGAGCAATTTTGACTACGATTACGGAGTTGGATTCAGTACAAAATATTATCGTACTATTCGTTCTAAATTTGAAGAAAACGATGATATGGCAGGATGGTTAGCCCAGTATCAGCAGGAACCTATTGAAAGAGATGGCGCTTTATTTAATGCGCAACATATGAATTTTTATAATGGACAACTGCCAGATGAAGAACCATTGAAAGTAGTTTCGGCTTGCGACGTGGCTCTTGGCGGCAGTGATTACCTTGCAATGCCAGTAGCATATGTATATGAAGATGGTTCCGTATATATACACGAAGTAGTATTTGATAACTCTGAAAAGAAATTTACTATGCCAAAAGTTGTATCAGCAATTGTCAATAATAAAGTTACGAATGCTTTTTTTGAAGCCAATGCAGGCGGCGAAGGGTATAAAGATGAAGTAGAAGGAAAGTTGAAGGAGCAAGGGTATCAAACTAATCTTACTTCTAAATATGCGCAACAAATGATTTTGAATAATGGTGGACACGCGCCTAAATCGGCAGTGAGAAAAGAACAGAGAATTTGGGACAATGCTGAAAACATTAGAAAATTTTATTTTCTTGATACTGGATATCAAAATGCAGAGTATAGAAAATTTATGAATAATGTCTATTCATTCACAATGACAGGAAAAAATAAGCACGATGACGCACCAGATTCACTCGCTAGCTTAGCAGTATTCTTAAAAAATGGAAGCGGAGTTGGAACAGTAACAGCAACACAGAATCCACTTTGGGGAAGGAGATAGAATATGATGAATGCAACTCAATATTTACGCCAGATTGAAAATTATGATAACAGAATCAAAAACAAGCTTATCGAAGAAGAACAGCTCAGTTCTCTTTCCACAAGTGTATCTGCAATTCCTGTTGGAGAAAAGGTACAAACTTCTGTAAAACGTGATCCGATGGGAGATATGGTTGCAAAGATATTTGATCTGCGAGAAGAGATTTCAAAAATGATATCCGAATTTTTACAAAAAAAGCAGGAAATAGTCCGAACCATAGAACAGGTTGAAGACCCGTTGCTGTACAACATACTATTTAAGCATTATGTTGAGTACAAATCATTGGTTCGTATCGCAGATGAGATGGGATATTCTGAAATACATATTAAGAAAAAACACTTAAAAGCCATATCAGAAGTAAAAAAGATAAAAGGTTTTGAAAGATGATACCATAATATACTGAATGATACCGGCAATATGTGTAAAATATAAAGTAGAGCATTGGATTAAAATATCCAGTGCTTTTTATTTTGCAGAAAGGATGGTTCGGCTCGTGAGAAATACAATGAATTTTGTAGATTTATGCCGAGGTGAGTTCGGGCGAAAAGTAGCCTACACAGGCGTTGACCGAATCACTCCACAAAATGTAGTAAAAGTAGTATCAGATACAATTGGCATACATAATAGAAACCGAACATTGATTGATTACTTGTATCGGTACATGAAAGGCGATCAGCCGATATTATACCGAAACAAAATAGTCCGACCAGAAGTTAATAACAGAGTGGTTGAAAATCACGCATTTGAAACTGTGAAGTTTAAAGCTGGACAGATTTGTGGAGAACCAATCCAGTATGTATGCAAAAAGAAAAATGCAGACAAAAAAATAAATGAGCAAGTTGACCTTCTGAATGACTATTTGGATGAAGCCAATGCAGATGCAAGAAACATCCAAAGGGCAATATACCAGAGCGCAATAGGCACTTCCTATAAGGCTATTCTGAAAGAAGAGGATTGGACAAAAAACGGAGATTTACCACCGTTTAGAATTTTCATCCCATATCCAGGTGATTGTTACATTGTATATTCGCAGAGAAATGGGAAACCAATGCTTTCCGTGCAGATTTTAAAAGATGAAGATGAACAGCAATATTATTTGTGCTATTCAAAGAATCAATTTTTTGAAATCAAAAATGGGAAAGTATCCAACTACGGCATCAATGGTTTTGGCGGTATCCCTATTGTTGAATGTCCGAATAATCATGACAGACTTTCAGATGTTGAAATTGCAATCACATTATTTGATGCAATTAACAAATATCAGTCTGATAGATTAAATGGCGTGGAACAGTTTGTGCAAGCCTTTATGAAATTTAAGAACTGCGAGGTAGACGAAAACGAGTTTTTGAAAATGGTAAAACTTGGTGCTATCTCTGTTAAAGATACTGGAAATGGCTGTCAGTCGGATGTTGAACTGATGACCGCTGAACTGAATCAATCAGAGAGCCAGGTTGCAAAGGATGATATCTACAATAATATGCTGATTGTGGAAGCAATGCCAAACCGACAAAGCAATAGCGGAGGAGATACAGGAAATGCCGTATACCTTCGTAATGGATGGGATTTTGCAGAGAGAGATGCAAAATTGGTAGAAGCATTCACCAAGGAAGCTGAAAAGGAATCTGCTAGAATTATTCTGAATATTATTCGTGGTACATCAAATGATGTTAATATCTCAACGCGAGATTTTGATGTAAAGATAACCAGAAACCCAACAGACAATATGCTTGTCAAAGCACAGGCTCTTGATTATCTGTTTAAAAATAAAATTCATCCGCTTATTGCACTGATTACTTGTGGGCTATTTAGTGATCCGCAGAAAGTCTACGAAATGAGTTTACCGTATCTGGGAACTATTTACCCGGAACTGGCAGACCCGGAAGCGGAAATGCAGAAAGCACAGCAATTACTTGACGGAAAGTTTCAAAATCCGTCCAAAACAGAACCAATGGCAAATTCTCCATCTAACGAAGAATGAACCAAATTTCGATTATTTAAGGAGTTTTAGAGAAATCTAAGGCTTCTTTTTTAATACACAAAATCAAATAAATTGCAACAGCCCGTGAGCGTAAATCGGGTACAGACCATGTGCGGAGCGAACCGTGTTGAAAAAGCGTATTGGACTGGAAGAAAGGAGATTTCAATGACAAGAGAACAGGCAAAACAGGCACTTATCGGTATGGGAGTTGCAGAACCTTCCGAGGAACAGGTTTCTAAGCTTCTTGATTCTATTTCTGCTGAAACTAAGAAAGAGAAAGACAAAAATGTTTCTCTGAAGGAAAAAGCTGAAAAAGCAGATTCCCTGGAAAAAGAGTTGGAAGAGTTGAAAAAGCAGAATATGACCGAAGCAGAACGGCTAGAAGCTGAACGCAAGAAAGAAAAGGAAGCAGTGGATAAGGAGTTAGCTGATTTGAAAGCTGCGCTTGCAGAATCCAACAAAAAAGCCCTTACCAGTGAAATTACTTCTATGTTCGCAAATGCAGGACTTTCAACCGAAACATACGCGAGTGCTATTAAAGCATACGCATCTGCACCGTATGAGAAACCAGAAGATGCAATGAAAGAAGTCGAAACTTTTGTTAAGGGAGTTTCCGAAGCAAATAAAACAGCACTTGATACCGCAAAAGCAGCTTGGGAGAAGGAAGCATTGGAAAACACTCCGAATCCGGGCGGTGGTAGCGGTGGGAAAGCTACAGTAAAAAGTGATGCTGCTGAATTTGCAAAAGCTTACTCAGCAAAAAAGAACCAGGAAACTAAATCAGTGGACGGTAACGCCCCTGTAAATATTTAAGTAAAGGAGATATAAATAATGGCTTTTATGAAAACAGAGCAGTATGAGTCCACTCCAAATATTCTTGAATCTGAGGTCGGACTTGTACTCAAAACCTACACAGCAGACCAGACAAATGCTAAAACAGTTGGAACTAAGAAAATTATCAAAGCAGGTTCCGTATATCCAACAAATGCGACAGGCGCAATCGGCATTGTATTTGAAGATGTTGATATGACAGATGATACCAATAGACCAATTTCTGTGATTGTCTCAGGACGTGTTCTTGAAAAGAGACTTCCAGTAACAGTTGACACTACTGCAAAAACAGAGCTTGAAAAATCCGGAATTGTTTTTGTAGTCACAGAAGACCCAGTATTTTAAGGAGGTATGACAAATGCCATTTAATATTTTGGAATCAATTACCAAAGAAGAAAGACTTAATTTCTCTCAGAATTTCAGCGTTAAAAGACCAGGTATCCTCGATACCATTTTCCCAGATACAAAAACCCAGTATCTGAAAGCAGAGTATTACAGACTTATGGCTGGACAGAATCTCCCGGAAGTTGCATTCGTCCACGCTCTTGATAGCGAAGCAGAAATCGGCACAAGACCTGGATTTGAAAAAGTCCTGACTGAAAAACTCTTCATTAAGAGAAAAATCAATCAGTCCGAAAACTTACGGCAGGCAATTGAAAACGGTGTGCCGGATAATGAAGCACTGAAAAACTTTGTATTTGATGATGCAGCCAGACTGTTCGAGGGCGTTGTTACAAGAACAAATGTTATGAAAGGACAGTTCCTTTCCACCGGCGCTGTAACAATCAAAGAGAACCATGTTAACATGGGAATTGACTATGGCGTTCCAGCAAGTGCAAAAGTAACGCTTACTGATTGGTCTAAGCCAGATGCAGATATCATGGGCGATATCCAGAAAATGGTAGCTGTAGCAGAAGGCAATGGCTATGTAGTAAACAAAGCTGTTACTTCTCTTAAAATGATTAACTACATGCGGAACAACACTGCAATGCAGACAGCTGTTCTGGGTGCTGCAAATAAAAGGCTTCTCACAAAGCAGGAGCTTGCCAATCTGCTTATGCAGGAATATGAAATCACAATTGATCGTTGTGATGAGAACTTTAATTTCAGAAAAGCAGATGGAACCCTGAAAACAGCCAGATACCTCAAAGAGGATGTATTTACTCTGTATGAAGCAGATGCTAACGGTTCTTTCGGTGTTGGCCTCTGGGGTGCGACACCAGAAGAGCTTGAATACAGACAGTTTATACAGGAAGAGAACCGTTCTTTCGTAACTCTTTCCATGTGGGCTACACCAGACCCAGTTGCAGTATGGACAAAAGCATCCGGTATGTTCGTCCCTGTTGCACCAAAAGCAAACGGTGGTATCGTGATCGGTACCAAAGCGGGGGAATAACCGGGCATAGTCTCGATGAAAACAGCCAGTCACCATCTGTAGCAAGTGTGAATGATACATCAACACACAAGTATACAGAAAGCGAGTTGTCTAATATGACTGTATCTCAGTTAAGACAACTCGCAAGTGATAACGGCTATGCCCTGACAGCAACTAATAAGGCTGGAATAATATCAGAGATTTTATCTCAGCAAAGGTAGGTGATTAAATGGACGAACAGCTTATAGAGGATTTGACAAATTATCTTGAAGATGATGCAGAAACTGCGAGGATGATTCCTCTTTCAGCAAAGAGGGCTATTCGTTCATTTAAGAAGAAAAGGAATTATCCTTCCTCTTACAGTGATGAGAAAATAAATTCCGATATGGAAAAATGTTATGATTGCATATTTGATTTGGCTCTTTTCTTCCTGGTGAAACAGGGAGCTGAATTTCAAGGATCACATTCCGAATCTTCTGTAAACAGAAATTGGACTTCCGAAACTGAAATTTATGTAAATCATGGTGTTTTTCCATTTATCGGATTCTAAGATGGTGTGTGCGTGATACGTCAATCCTCCCACGTATCGCAGGGGTGCTTCAAGTTAGGTGGGTAGAAGCAATATCTTAAAAAATGGGAGTGATGGAAAGGAATAGCGATGGGATGTGAACACGAGTGTATCAACGAACACTGCTTGAAAGAATTGGAAAGTGCCGTCCATGAGATGAAAGAAAAGCATTCCAAAAGGGATGAAGGCTTTTTTAATCGTATCAATGCGCTAGAACAGAAAATTGCTTTATACAACAACGATCTGGGACACATCAAAGATACAGTTGACGAAATGAACGACAATTTAAAAGTACTCATGGAAAAGCCAGGAAAATTACAGGACAAAATTATTGCTTATGTCATAACTGGCATAATCGGTATTGTTTTAGGCTTTGCCCTTAAAGGCATTTTCCCGGTGTAATATTGATTCCACTAACAGGGAGGACGGTGGAATGGATAATTATAAAGACTTTTCAGAAGATGAAAGAATCTTCTATTTGCGTGAAGCTGGATTTGATTCCAGAGAAAAAGAGTTATTCCGATTGCGTGTTTACGAAGAAAAAACACTTGCAGAAGCTTCAGAAATCATGGGCTACAGCACAAGAACCGTAGACCGCATAAACAGAAAATTAAAGAAGAAAATTATGAAAGTTGCCCCGATGTATTGTCGGGGCTTTTCTTTGTATTCATAAAATGTGGCGTATTTATGGCGTTATCGTGGCGTGTTAATCAACCTCTTATTATTGTAAAATATAATTATAAAAACAAGGGAGGTTTGAGATATGCAGTATGGTAATCCGTATTTTGCACAACCATTTCAACAAATACAGCCGTATCAAGATAGATTAGCACAATTACAGAATAGTTATCAGCAGGCAATGCCATACGGACAGGCACAGATTCAGCAGCCAATACAACAAATGCCACAAGTACCACAAATCCCCATGTTGCAAGGACAGATGGTTGATGGCATTGATACTGTAAAGGCAAAAGATGTAGATATGTCCGGAAATCCTGTTTATTATCCAAAAACAGATGGAACAGAAATATATAGAAAACAATTACAGGCAGATGGAAGAAGTAGAATTTTTGTTTATCGACTTATAAATCCGGAAGAACAACAGCAACCAAAGGCAGAAGAAAAACCGATTGACATAGAAGCTATGTTTAATCAGCTTCGGAACGATGTTTGCTCTGAGATTTCCGAAATAAAGAGTATGTTCCCGACACAAATGTCGGTAACACCGGAATCAAAGCAGAATGGAGGTAAACAGAGATGATGAATCCAATGCAACTTATGCAAATGATACGTGGTGGAGGGAATCCTCAACAAGCCATAATCAATATGATGAAACGACAAGCGGGGAATAATCCTGTAATTGACAACGCAATTAATATGATGGAAAAAGGTGATAATGCAGGAATTGAAAAGCTTGCAAGAAATCTTTGCCAAGAAAAAGGAATTAATCCTGATGATATGTTATCGCAGGTTAAGAATCAGTTTGGAATAAAATAAATTCGCTACAATAATTAAAAGAGCCGCGGTCTTTTGATTTTGTATAAATTACAAAAATCAATAAGGAGGTAATCACTATGATGAATGGTGGATTATCAGCAAGCGATGTCGCTGTATTAAGCGGCTCTAATAACCGTGCCGATGAAGGCTATGGCTTTGGCGGTGGCTGGGCATGGTGGATTATTATATTGCTCATCTTCGGCTGGGGCGGTTTCGGCGGCTTTGGCGGCTGGGGAGGCAATGGTGGAAACGGTACAAATGGTGCAGGTTTCCAAGGATGGGCAACCAGAGCGGATATCAATGAGAGCTTTGCTCTGAACGATATTCAGAATGGTATTAGAGGTATTCAGCAGGGTATCTGCGATAGCACATATGCTCTCAACAATACCATGCAGAGTGGATTTAATGGCATGAATGTTGGAATGCTCCAAGGCTTCAATGGAATTCAGCAGGCTATTAACGCTGATACTGTAGCAAACATGCAGAACACAAATGCATTACAGTCTCAATTAGCAAATTGTTGCTGTGAAACAAGAGAAGCTATCCAGGGTATCAACTATAACCTGGCTACCAACACTTGTGCTCTCCAGAACACAATGAACAACAACACCAGAGACCTTCTGGAAAATCAGAATAGCAACACAAGAGCAATCCTTGATTTCTTGACGAATGATAAGATTGCAACATTACAGGCAGAGAATTCTGATCTGAAACGTGCTGCTTCCCAGGATCGCCAGTCCGCGCTGATTGTAACTGAAATGAATGCACAGACGCAGCGATTAATCAATTCAATCAACCCGGCTCCGATTCCTGCATTCCAGGTTCCGGCTCCATATGCGTACGCAGGATGCAACGGATATGGAAACAGTTGTTGCTAAGTAACTCACCCTTAGAGGTTGACTAATTCTAAGAGGTGGGTTGCGGCTCACCTCTTATTGATTGAGAGGTAAAAAATATGGCATGTAAGAATGTTTGTAAGCTCTGTAATCACCTTGTGCTGTCTACTGCAATTGCATTCACAGGTGGAAATCTTGTGGTTACTATCCCGGAAGGAAGCTACAATAATGGAGAAAAATACTGCATTGTTTTAGCACAGTCCATTCCAAATACAACCACAATTACCGCCCCAGTAATGATTCAGATAGGAACAGGAACAACTTTATATCCGTTGGAGAATCGTTGTTGTGCACAGGTTACGGCATGCGGCGTAAGAACCAGAACAAAATATGCAACCAGAGTTGCAACAAGCGCTACTGGTGGAGCGTTCAAAATGTTAGGAAATCCGGCATGTAGTCCGAACAACAATCTGACTGCAATCAATGGTACAGCACCAACAGCAGAAAATGTTGTACAGGCTGTGAAGAGGGGAGGTATCGTGAATGCATAAGACAGCAATGGAAATGGGAAAATGGGCTATGGAAAAAGCCAAAACACATGGCTTCGATAATCTCAGTTCTCAAGATTGGGACGATTTGAAAGATTGCATGGAATCCGTAAAGTGCGCGATTTGTGCAGATAAAGATTACAGAATCGTAGAAGCTATGGACGAATGCGAACAGGAAGAAAAGTATCTTGGACGCATGGGCTATGACCGTTACCGCTATTCAAATGGGCGTTTCGCTCCAAAAGGTAGGGGAACCAGAAAAGGCTATAGACCGTATCTGTATATGCAGGATGATGACTGGATGGATGAGTATTTAAACAATCCAGAATTTGAGCGCAATATGTACCGCATGGGATATCATCCAGAGCGTAGTGATATGGAAAATGATGGTATGAATATGAATTGGAAGAAGTCCAGATACGGAGAATCTTATGATAAATACGATGAAAACCGTAGACACTATCATGATTCCAAAGACGCTGAATCAAAGAGAAAAATGGATGATTCCATGAAAGAATACACTTCCGATATTATCCGTAATCTTACGGAAATGTGGTCGGATGCAGATGCAACGCTCAGACAGCAGATGAAAACTGACCTGACCAGACTTGTACAGCAGATGAACTAGAGCAATAAATGAATTAAGTCCTTGTCGCAAATTAATGCGGCAGGGGCTTTTTTCGTAGAAAGGATGGTGAGAAACCATGCTGAAACAATTCTATATGAACGGGGACTTATGGAGAGTTCACTTTGTTTCTCCCCATGATAATGTTTTGATTGACCGTACAGGGCAGAGGACACTTGCTGTATCTGATTACTCTACAATGACAATTTCGATTGCGAACAACCTACATGGCGAACTTCTAAATCGTGTATTTATCCATGAATTAGGTCATTGCGTGATGTTCAGCTACGGTCTATTAACAGAACTTCACCGCATGGTTAAGAAACGATATTGGGTGGACGCAGAGGAATTTGTATGCAATATTCTGTCCGACTATGGACAGTTTGTTATTGGCACAGCCAGAGATATTTTAGGAAACCAATTCACATATGTTTCTCCTGTTGGAATGGAAAGGGTGATTGCATGAGAGTATTAAGATTTATTGTAAATAATCAAAGAATTTATCCAGATCCCAAGTGTGATTTCTCTGGACTGGTAAAGGGCACGACTGGATATCTTAAAGCATTGTTTATCTTTTCACCAGAGTGGAACGGATGTAAAACAGCTGCTTCATTTTGGAGAATGGAAAGAGAATATCCAGTAATACTGAAAAACAATCAATGTGAAATTCCGCCAGAAGCCCTTACTTGGGATTGCTTTTTTGTATCTGTCACTGGCGTAAAAGATAACGGAAAATACATTATAACCACTGGTAAAACTAAAGTATCACAGAGGGGGTAGAACATGGCAACAGCACTTGATTTACTTATGAGCACAAAAGAAGATGTTAATTTGCTTTCTGAAGAATCCGATATATGCACAATTGACGCTAAGACAAGGGCTATTTTCGTGCCCTCTACAATCGTAGTTGGTGGGGTACAATCTGACAAGAATGCAGAACGTATTAAATTTTCATGTCCCAAAATTGTAGGAGATAATCTTGATTTATCCAAATTTTCAGTCAGAATTAACTTTGAAAACGTAAGCAGTGTGGATTTTAATGTTTCTATCAAAGACCAATACATTTGTGATGATGTAGCTGTAGATGGCGAAAATGTAACTTTTTCTTGGTTGATTGGAAGAAATGCAGCAAGGTATATGGGAACGGTACGTTTTATTGTTTGTGCTGTTAAAACGGATTCCGATTCAAATATTAGTGTTGAATGGAATACCGCAATAGCGGAAGTACCAGTGCTAGAGGGTATCGAGATTGATCAACCACAGATAGGCGAGCAAGAAAAAGATATTATAAATCAGCTTTTGGAGCTTACTAAAAACACATCTGCGGAAGCTGTTCAAAATGTAAATTCCGCAAAAGAACAAGCTATTAAGGACATCCAGAGTGTATCACAGCCAGACACTACATTGACTATAGAAGGTGGGCTTGCAGAAGCAAAAGCAACGGGAGAAGCTATTGGTTCGCTAAAGGAAGATATAGAGTATTTTAAAGATGATGTTACCAAAGCATTTAACGTGACGGAAAATCTATATAACCCACATTCATTTACAAATACAAAGGGTATAGCATTAACTATTGCTGATGGTACAGAGTACGCAGATTCTACAACAGTAAATGCAATTACAACTGGATATTTTGACACAAATGAGGGGGATGTATGGAGGTTTTATAGATGGAATACAGCCAAGGATAATATATATGAGTTGGAAGTAAGAGTGCATTGGTTTGATGAAAATGGAAAGTATATAAACGGTGCAATTATAACTGGTGATGTAACAGCACCTAAAAATGCAAGACGTTTACGTTTTACAGAAAAATTTACATCCCTATATCCAACATTAGATGTTATGGTTACTAAAAATTATTCTTTTGGTTTAAATGACTATGTTCCGTATGGCATCAAACAATTAAAAGAATCATTCTTGCCAAAAAAAACATATGAACTAGCACAAAGGAGCGGAACACTTCATAGGAATGAATCATGGGTATTGGAAAATAATAATATTATGGCAAGAAAGGTGTTTGTTTTAAGTGGAATTGTAAGCTCATTTTTAACACTTGAAATGGGGCATGGTACAAAAACAAATTCTCCATCAAGTTGGGTGGTTGTGGATAATGAAAATATCACGGTATACTCAACACCTACCAATAAAGTAACACTTGCGCACGGGTTATCTATTAAGAATACAATTCAGCTTATAATTGAAGTAGGCGCAAACTATAAGGCAAAAATTACATTATTATCTAATGGAGAAAAATACAATACAGAGCAAGATTGGGACGGAAACATTGGAAATATTTTTGTAAATAGTGTTAATACAGAATTAGTAAATTGCGCCGTATCTTGGACTTGCAAAAATTATTCATCAAAAATATGGGCATATGGAGATAGCTATTTCGGCATGACAAATAAGGCACGTTGGATTGCTCAGTTGTTAAGTAATGGATATGGTACAGATATGTTAATTGACGGTTATCCAGGTAGAGGTTCTGATGATGCATATAATTCATTACAAACTACATTAAAACATGGCAAACCCAAATATATATTATGGGCTATGGGTATGAGTAACCCCGATAATGAATCATCTGTTAATAAAAACTGGAATAATAGATTTAATGATGTAAAGAAGCTGTGTGAAGAAAATGATATAACACTTATCGGATGTACAATTCCGAATACACCAACACAGTTTAATAGCTACAAAAATAACGTTGTTAGAAATGCAGGAATTAAATATATAGATTTCGCAAAATCAGTGGGTGCTGAACACAAGGGAGATTCGTGGTATGACGGTATGCTGTCGAGTGATAATGTGCACCCTACTGAAAAAGGCGCTATGACATTATATTTACAAGCGCTAGCAGATTTTCCAGAATTGGCTAGCGTTTAACCAAAGAGGGCTTTAGTTAAGCAACCAAATTTAAGAAAGAGAGGAAATATGAGAGGATTAGTCCGTCAAAAGCAAAAAGTATATTGGTCACGAATAACAGAAAAAACAGAAGGATTAGACCGTATTAAAGTTTATGAGAAACCAGTTCTATACTCTTTTTCTGTATCATCTACAGCCGGAACGCCAGAAGAAATCGCAGCCGGAATAGTACCGGATTATGATAGGTATATTACAAGCTTTAATCGAAATTTCCATCCACAGGAAGCAGATATATTTTGGATAGACAGAATCCCACAAATAAGAGAGGGCGGAAGCCTTATTTTAAATGAAAATGGAGAGCCCACAGTATTGCCAGACTACACTCTAAAGAAGATTTTAGACACACAAAAAGGCAATATTGCCAGATACGGAATTTCTAAGAGAGGGAATGAAGATGGGTAAAACAATAAAGTGTACCTTATCTCAGAAATCAATCCAAAAAGCTATTGATGAATTAAAAAATTATCAAAAATCTTTAAGGAGCAAAAATGAAATCTTCATAAAAAGATTATGTGAATTAGGGATTCCAGTTATTGACCAAAATATTTTAGCAGCACAAGGTGATTCTGATAAGAACCACAATATTTACATCAAAATTAACAGTTTTGGTAATTATGCAGAAGCCCATTTAATATGTGAAGGAATAGACCTTTTGTTTATAGAGTTCGGTGCAGGTATTCACTACAATGGTGCAGCTGGTTCTAGCCCACATCCAAAAGGTGAAGAATTTGGTTATACAATCGGTTCTTACGGACAGGGAAAAGGAAAAAACGATTCCTGGGTATATGTTTCTGATTCTGGAGAATGGGTACGTTCTTACGGTACAGAAGCCACAATGCCAATGTATAAAGCAAGCGTAGAAATCATTCAGAATATCCGCAAAATTGCCAAAGAGGTATTCTCTTCTTAAAGAAGATACCATAATATACTGAATGATACTAACCAATTATGTTATGATTACAGTGTTAAATTGTAGCATAACATGCAATGCGTTCACCATAAAGGTGAGTGCATTTTTTTATTGTGAGGTGACAGATATGCCGGACACAATAGAATCTCCTGTATTGGAAGTTTTTTCAAGGTGGGGAGCGACTGTTTCTAAGATTACCGGCGCAGACAATTATTCCATGGATGGGAGCGAGACAAATGCTTCCGGCAAAAAAGCATATGCACAGCTTTATATGCTCGGGAATCCAATTACAAGAGGTGACCTTGAAGGGGATGAATGCGCAACAATGCCATCATTTCAAGTAAATTGCTTCACCTCTGGGAGCAAAGCACTAACCAGAGTGTATGAATTAGATAAGATAAGTCACAAAGCTATGGTGAGCATGGGGTTCCATCGCACATACGGACCGGAGCCTATGTTTTTTGGTGACAGTGGAATCAAAAAGCTTGTGAGCCGATACAGCCGAATATATACAGGAACTTTATTAGATTAGGAGCAGAAATGCTTCTATTTTTTTATCCAAAAATATGAAAGGAGAATGCCGAATGAAAGCAGATAAATTACTTTGGCTGAAAGCAGCAGGAATTAGAGCTGTAAAAACAGTCGCACAAACAGCAATAGCAACCATCGGAACCGCAACTGTAATTGGCAGTGTTGACTGGAAAATGGTTTTATCCGCGTCTTTACTTTCCGGCTTTTTATCACTGCTTACATCTGTAGCAGGATTACCAGAACTGAAAACAGACAAAGAAGAGTAGAAAGGCGGTGATCCGCTATCTCCCGGCACAGGGTTACGTGCATAAAGCTTAAATTAAAGAAAGGGGCCTATTAAAATGACAGATTTAACAACACTTGGCGTAACTTTCCACTATGCCGTAGAAACAGAGAAAGGAACAAAGCCAACTACATTTACTCAATTAAAAAGATGTAGCTCAATTGGTGGAATAAGTCTTGACACTGAACAGATTGATGTTTCCGCATTGGAAGATTACTTCACGCAATATGCGGCAGGAAGGCAGGATACTGGTGGCTCATGGGAAGTTACTTTTAACATGAACGCCGACGTTATAACCGCAATCGAAAAACTTTTTAAAGACTCTAAAGATGCAAAAGCTAAAAGTCTTTCAACCTGGTTCGAAGTTGCGTTCCCAGATCTCGAAAAAGCATTTTTCATTGTTGCTGAACCAGGACGAGCAATTCCGCTTCCGGAAATCGGTCAAAATGAAGCTGCGACCATCCCGATATCATTAATCATAAATGATTACAAAGGACTCGATACAAAGGTTGTAACTACATCAGAATTATAAAAAATAATGGGAGGATTATAAAATGGTAACTTTTAATGTACATGGAAAAGAATATAAGGTTGTATTCGGATACGGACTTCTTACAAAAACAGATGTGCTGGACAAGGTACAGGGGATTACAGATGGAAAAGAGAGAAGCCTTCAGAAGATGATTTCTCTTCTTCCAGAACTGCTTCTTGCCGGACTTCAAAAGAAGCACAAGGAAGAGTTTGGGTATGAAAGTGATTCTGAAAAAGAAGCTGTTCTTGATAAAGTCTGTGACCTTTTGGATGATTACGAAGATGAAGGAACCGAGGAAAATCCTAAAAGCGGATTTGATTTATACCAACTTCTTGATAAAGAATTGGAGAAAAATGGTTTTTTATCCGGTCTGCTGAATGCAGTAGCAGAAGCACAGGCAGTGGAGAAGAATGCAACGAAGATTCCACAGGATCACAAAAAGAAAAATTAACTTTTCGAGAAGCTGTTTACCAAGAGATTCTTCCTTTATACCTCTCTATTGGTGTATCTAAAGAAGAATTTATGGATTCTACGCCAGCTGAATTAAAACCTTATCTAGAAGCTGAAAAGATACGCCAAAAAAGGAAAGACACTGAACTCTGGCAAGCTGGCATTTATGAAACATCAGCCACATTCACAGCTGTTGCAAATGCTTTAATGGGGAAAAAATCCAAAGCAGAGTATTTGAAGAAACCTTTACTGGAATCAGAAGAGGAAGAAAAGCGTAAACAGGAGGGCATACTTTCCGAAGAAGAAAAGAAAAAACAGAGAAACGCACTTTTGGCAAGCTTGCAACTCATGCAGGCGAACTTTGAGCTTAACCATGAAAAGGGCAGGCAGGATGAATAAGTCTTGTCTGCCCTTTATTTTTTTGTAAAAAAAGGAGGGATAAATAAAATGGCTGACAATACCATTGATACCCTTGATATACAAATTAGCAGTAGTACAGAAAAAGCAGTACGTGCACTGACTAATCTTTCAAATAAACTCACAAAAGTAAATTCCGCATTAAGCGGAGTAAATACAAACGGACTGCGTAGCTATGCAAGGGAACTTGGGAATGTTACGTCTGCCTTTAATTCTCTAGGCAATGTTCGTACTTCTGGGCTTGATAGTGCTATTTCAAAATTAAACACACTTAGTAAAATCAACCTTAGCAATCTTCAGAATCAAAAGATTAGTATTGATTTGGATATCAAGGGTGGAGATCAAACACAAAAACTGCAATACGCCATTGATAAAACAGTACGTGATATTAAAATTGACACCTCTTCCATTTCAAAGCAATTGATTGAAGCCTTTAACTTAAAAGGCGGTGCTGCTTCAAAAGTTCGATCTCAAATGAACGAACTTGCAAAAGAAATGGCACAGTCTTTTGATGGGAAAGAAATCTCTGGAAATGTTGGAAGCATTGTTGAAGAAATTGGAAATACGATTCTTAAAAGCGGAAGTGTAGTAAAAGCCAATCTTGGAAGCTACTTAGATGGAGCAGAACAAGAATGGATTGATTTCAATAATTACTTCAAAAACAAGAAAATCTATGTTTCCGATATGCTAAAAGCCGACCTTGGTAAAGGCGAATTTTCTGAGATTCTGAAAAACAATCTGAATAAGGTTGTTACAGATGCAACCAAAGGCATTACACTTGACAAATCCTGGCAAGAATTAGCAGATAGATTCCCAACTCTTGTACCAAGAGATACTATAAATGCAGCAGATCAGCTGATTACCATACTTGAAAATATCAAAAAAGTTAGAGAATCAATAAAGCCAGTATCAATAGAATCGCTTTATGGAGAAAACGCTTCAAAAGCATCGGACAAAGTATGGGGAATGGCTGTCGATTCCACTCAGCAGCTCGCTGAACAGGTAAAAACAAGACTTAATGACGCATTAAAAGGTACGGACGGTCAGCTCCGTATTGATGTAAAAATCAATACGGATAAGATAACAATGGATATTCAGAAGGCAATCAATAAAGTTGCTGAACTGAAATATAACGCTGTAAAAGTCACTCTGGATGTAGATACTACAGGAATTAAAGATGCAGTTACCGGAAAACTTAAAGAAATTGATGCAGGGCAAATGACAAGCATTGCTGATGGAATTGGAAAATTCTCAAATTCCATAAAGACAATGGGCGGAGTAGATTATAAAGGTTCTGGTCTGAATGCAGTTATCAACTCAATCAACAGGCTTAGCCAGGTTGATGTTAGTGGATTTGATTCTGGAAAACTCGGAGAAATAATCCATAAATTAAGCAATTTGACAGAGATTCCAGATGTATCTTCCGGTGTTAATCGCTTTGTCAATTCAATGGCTAGATTAGCCAATTCCGGTGAATATATTGCGAATGTATCCGCTGAATTACCTGCATTGGGAAGTAGCTTGAAATTTATCACAGAAAGCTTTATTGGTGTTGATGGAATTTCAGATTCCGTAAATAGGTTTGTTCAGTCAATTGCACAATTGGCAAGTGCTGGCGGTAAAATTTCTCAATCTTCTGGACAACTTGGAACACTAGCAAATGAAGTATTGTCATTCTTCAATGTAATGAAAACCGCACCAAAAATCAACGAAAACACAGTAAGAATGACAGAAGCTTTGGCACAGTTAGCTACTGCAAGTGGGAAAATAAATAAAGCCACAAATTCTATTACGAATTCATTTTCGAGATTATCAAATGCCGCAAATGGACTTGGAAATGCAGGAAGAAAATTATCTTCCATGATTGGCTCTGCAAGCTCTGCACTAGCTAATTTTGGAAATACCGCAACTGTAACCACAAGAAAGACTGGCTCATTAACTTCACAGCTTGCTAGTTTATATGCAAAATTTTTTACTGTGACAAGAGGAATTAAAGCACTTTGGAATTCTGTAAAGTCCGCATCTGATTATGTTGAAACATTGAACTATTTCAATTCTGCATTCGAACAAGTTACAGACGGATTGGACGTGAGCAAGTGGCAGAATGCAGGAGTAAAATCCGCAGAGGAATATGTGGGTTCTTTTGAAAAACGTGCAAAAGAACTGACAAAAAAAATGACTGGATTTGAAGTATCAGATGCAGGTGATCTGACTAGAACAAAAGGCACGAGCCTTGGACTTGATCCAAACCAAACGATGAACTATCAAGCTACTTATGCACAGATGGCATCATCAATGGGGGCAACAGCAGATGCATCAACCAAGGTTTCACAAGCTTTAACAGAAATCGGAGCAGACCTTGCTTCTGTAAAAAATCTTGAATTCAACGATGTTTGGAATGATATGGCTTCTGGCATAGCCGGAATGAGCAGAGCACTTGATAAATATGGTATTAATATCCGTGTAGCAAATTTACAACAGGAACTTTATAACCTTGGAATTGACGCTACTGTATCAAGTCTAAGCCAATCGGACAAGGCTATTCTGAGAACTATAACAATCTTGAATAGTTCAAAGTATGCATGGGGTGACCTGGCTAATACGATAAATCAGCCGGCAAACCAATTAAGATTACTGCAATCTAATTTTTCAGCACTTTCAAGAACTATCGGTTCATTATTCATTCCAATTATCTCAAAGGTTCTTCCATATATGAACGCCTTTGTTATTGCAATTCAGAGAGCTTTTTCGTGGGTTGGAAGACTTTTGGGTATCAAAATGTCCGATTATGTTGCTTCCACAGGAAGTGCCGCAGTTGATATGGGAAGTATTGCAGATAGTACAGAAGATGCAGCTTCCGGGCTTGACAAAACAAATGACAATGCGAAGAAATTAAAAAAATCCTTATCTGTTCTTTCTTTTGATGAATTGAATCAGCTGAATGATGCAAAAACATCCACCGCTTCCGGTTCTTCTGGAAGTGGTGGCGGTGGAAGTACACATCTTCCAGAACTAGATGCTGCATTAGATAAAGCCCTGTCAGAGTATCAAGCTGCATGGGATAAAGCTTTTGAAGAAATGAATAATAAGGCAAATGATACCGCTGATCAGATTGTAGCTGTATTTAAAAAAATTCGTAAAGCGGCTAAACCAACAACTGCATCAATCAAGAAACTTTATGATGAAGGTCTTAGCAAGCTTGGAAACTTCTCTATTACAGCTCTGAAAGATTTGTGGAATAATTATCTGAAACCAATTGGATTATGGATGTTATCTGACAATTCCGGGCTTCCTCGATTCTTTAATATTACGAATGATTTACTAAATAAAATCAATTGGGGTAAACTGAATAGCTCGCTTTCCGGTTTCTTTACAATGCTTCAAAAGCCAACAAAATTTGTTTGGACTGGTCTTATGGATTTCTATGAGAAATTCTTAGTGCCGGTAGGTACATGGACAATGAATAGTGCAATTCCGGAACTTGTTGACGCATTAACAAATTTCGGAAACAACATTCACTGGGACGAACTTAATTCGGCATTGAAGAACTTCTGGGATGCACTTGCGCCATTCGCACAAAATGTTGGGCAGGGAATTGTTGACTTCTTCAAAGATTTACTTGATGTTGGAGAAAATTTCATCAATACAACACTTCCTGGAGGATTAAACTCTATTGCTGATGCAATAAAAAATATCAGCCCGGAAACTGCACAGGCAATTGGAAAAGGACTTGGACAAATCTCCACTGCAATCCTTGGATTCAAAGGATTAACCTTTATTGGTGGAATCATTGGAAAAGACAGCCCATTAGGAAAAGGACTTGCTTTATTGGCAAAACATCCTTATGCGTCGATGGCACTTGGATTAGCCGGAATTGTAACCGCACTTGATAATTTTGGGATTATTGATGTTGATTGGAATTGGATTTGGAGCAGTATTGACCGTGTAAAAACCTCAATACAGAATTTTATTGATAAGGTTGATTGGAATGCTGTTGGAACTGCTCTTGGAAATTTATGGTCTGCATTCCAACCATTTGCAGAGGGATTTGCAGATGCGTTGATTACCGGGCTTGAAGGAATAATTAATATCGGAGCGGACTTAATTAACGGTATTGCAAATGCAATTAATTGGCTGGCTGAAAAATTAAGTGGAATTGATCCAGAATTTATAAAACAAGTTGGTGCAGCATTTGGAACATTGTTTACAATCAAAATAGCCAAGGATATTGCCACCAAAATCTTTTCCTTTGCAAGCGGAATCGGTTCATTATCTTCAAAACTTTTAAATTTCCCACTTGATACCGCATCTTCTCTTTCTACCATCATCGGTGATATTGGTGGAGCAGCGGAAACAGCGGGAAATGGCGGGTTTACTACACTTGCAGAAAAGATAAAAAATCTCGGTGATGTCGCACAAACAGCTGGTGGACAATTCCAAGGATTTTGGGGATACGCAACCAATTTGGGTGCGACTGCATTTGTCGTGGAAGGTCTTGGACAGGTAAAAAAAGCTATGGACTTTAAAGATTCCACAGCTGACGCATTCAACGATTTTGAAGTTGTTAGAAAAGCATTGAAAATCATCGAAGACCAAACCGGAATCTCTGGTGATAAACTTATCGGACTTGGCGGTGATTTAAAAAATGTGAAAGACAATGCATTTGATTTTGATGGACAGCTCCAAACCGTAGAAACATCACTTGAAAATCTTGGAATTTCTTCTGATACATTTAAGCAAGCATTAAAACAAGCAATGGAGGAATCTGATACCTCTACAAATTCTCATGTAAGCAATATTAATGAATATATCGGTACGATGGGGACAGAATTTGACAATGCAAAATCTGCACTGGAAAGACTTTCAGATCAAGCAGTAATCACTCCAACGCAGTTTGATGAATTAAGCACTGTCCTTCAACAGCAAGAATCATCTGGAGCAACAGCTAGAGCTGCATTCCAAGCATTGATGGATAAAATGGCAGAGATGGGAATTGACACAAGAAAAGTTATAAAAGCTTTTTCAGAAGATGTTCCGAAAGCTTCATCAACAATGAGCAAATCAGTTGCAACAGCATCTGAATCCGTATCATCCAAGACAAAAACTGGCTTTGGTCTCGCCAATACTGCAGTAAGCACGGCAATGGCTGGAATGAAAAAAAGCACAGAAAGCACAATGCCTTCCATTTGGTCGAAGATAAAGAACACGAATGATGATGTTGAAACCAACTCTAAAACAAACTGGGGAAATTCTGCAAATGCAGTATCGACAGCCCTCGGAACCATGGACACCGATACAAAAGATGTAATGGGTAAGGTTATGACAACCATCCAAAGTTATTGGTCTTCCGTTCTTATCAATACAAACCAGATTTGGGAAAAGGCTTCTGGAAAAGTTGACACGGAAACTGGAAAAATGAAAACCTACACAGAATCTAATTTGTCCGGGATTTCGGATAAAATTAAAAGATTATTTAATGTTAATCTTACATCAATTGGTCGGGAAACTGCTCAATCATTCGCTGACGGCATGAAACAAGTACATTTACCGACTCTGACTTATTATATTTCAGAGTGGAGAAAACATGATCTTGGCGGTGGAAGAACCAGTTCTACACCAGTTTATAAGCCTAATTGGTACGCCAAAGGTGGCCTTTTCAACGGCGCACAGGTAATTGGTATCGGAGAAGCCGGTTCCGAAGCTGTTCTTCCGTTGGAAAACCCACGAACCATGAAGAAGATTGCAGACAGCATTGTTTCCAGTTCGGACGGAAGCATGGGACTTACAAAAGAAGAAATGACAAAAGCAGTAGCCCAGGGAGTTGCAATGGCAATGAGTATGAACAGCGGGAACAAGAATCCGCAGTACATTATGAACAGTATTATTCTGGACGGAAGTGAGATTGCGAAAGCAGTAACAAAAGCCCAAAATGATACAGATAGCCGTTTCAAACCGTCCCCAGCATATTGATTTTTGACTGATTGTGTGGTATAATTTTTTCAATGAAGAAGTACACACGGTCTTGATTTTTTGAGCCGCTAAGAAGAAATTAATATTTCTCGATTTTGAGGAATTTTTTGTCTTACTTGGCGGCTCTTTTTTATTTTAACCGTTAATTTTGGTAAAACCAACAGGCTAGACCGATCATCGAAAAGCGGAAATGCCTTGCCGCCTGCCTGTTGATTTACATACAGTTCAAGGCACTCTTTTATACGAAAGGCAGGTATCAATCTATGGCAAAGAGTTTTAATTATCGGAAGTATTACAAAGAATACTATGGAATTGAGTTTGACAGCAGTTATGTAATTCACCATATAGACTTTGATAGAAGCAATAATGACATAAATAACTTGCTGCTGCTTCCAGGAAAACTGCATAGCAGATATCATTTTTTACTAAATGGATTTGATCTCGGAAAAGAACAAAAGAAAGGAACTGTAAGCCTAGATTTCAAAATCGTTTCTGAATGCGGGCATATTCCTATGTTTGGAATTAATATGATGAAAAATCTTTGCGAAACAATGGAAGAGATTGATAAATGGGTAAGAATAAAATCCGACATGGATAGGGCAAAATACAATAAAGAAGTATATGGTATTTAATAATTGGTAAAATCAGTGGGCTAGGGTAGCTCCCGAAAGTCTCACCTCCGAGAGATTGCCTACTGTTTTTATATTATCGGAGAAGTTCTTAGATATACGGAGGTTATCTAGCATGAGAAAAGAACAGTTTGTTTCTGAAAGAAGAGAAAGAGATTTCACAGGGGTATTTATACCGTCAAAATTATATCTTACAAATAAATTCAGCCCAAGAGAAAAATTTTTATTAGTGGAAATACATAGTCTTCGCAAAAGAGATAAAAGCGGTGATTGTTTTGCGAGCAATCGGCATTTTGCTGACTTTATTGGTGTGTCTGAACGTACTATTCAGTCAATGCTAAATGGGTTAAAACAGAATGGTTATATAACTTCATGGTATGAATATGAAAAAGATAATCCAAAAGTAATAAAGCATAGACACCTTATTCTCACAGAAAAATTTTATGAAGAATTTATAAATGAGCATGAGCAAAAAGATCAGCCCGAACGTGGTGAGAAAAAACGCATGGGGGATGGTGAGAAAAACTGCACCTTCCGTGGTGAGGAAAACTGCGTGGATAAGTATAACAGTGAAATAAGTATAACAGATATAGATAAGAAAACAGAACCAGACTTTATTGATAATAAAGAAAAAAAGACTTTATCTTATACAGATAAAGATAATCAGACTTCTGCTCCTAATAATTATAATAAATTAAATATATATAATATACCTCCTAGAACCAAGGAGCAGAAAGCCAACCGTTATAATTCCAGGAACCAATCATCTCTCTTAGATTATAAAGACGAGGATGCTGAAAACTTGGTAACTGAAATATACGAAAACATTTACGGAACCAAAGAGAATATTTTTGAAGACCATGACATTTGCCTGTCTATATTCTTGATCACAGAGTTTTTCAAGAAATATCAAAAATACCGTGAAGAAAAGCACCCGATGGTTACGCCAAGCCAAGCTGAAAATATTCTGAAAATTATACGCAACCCAGATACAGATATGGCAAAAGATGATTTAGTAGACGATAAAGAGGAACCACTGTTCTATCTTGACATGATGGAGGAACATTTTAAGACAAAGTGGGGGAAAAGAAACGGAGGAGATTTTGATTATAGAATCATGTTATTCTTTAAAGACACCACACAAAATATGTTATATCAAAGAGTGAAACAGAAAAGGGAGGACACACTATGATATTTTGGCTATCAATAATCATTTTTGCAGTCGGCGTTGTTATTCTGATTGCAAATAGAATAGGAGAATCTTTAAGCTGCGAATATGAGTATTCGAATGTGAGCGCAACCGTGCTTGTTTTGGGCGTAGCAGTGGCTTTTATCGGTGCGGTATATCTTTTGATCGCTGGATTGCTTTTAGCAATAAGCCAGACTACGGTTACCGCCACCAGACAGGCAAATGCCGAGAAATACAAAGCATTGACTTACAAACTGGAAAGTGAAGCTTGCCGAGATCAATTCGGACTTCTTAACAAAGAAATTATTGACGAGGTACAGAGATGGAATGTAAAAGTAACTTACTACAAAGCAATGGAAGATAACTTTTGGGTTGGAATCTATTACCCAGATGTGTACGGTGATCTGGGGACGATTGATTATGAGACATATGAGGGAGGACAAAAACCATGAAAAGAATCAAAACACTACTGGCGATAATTACCTTTATTTGCATTATCACAGGGCTAACAGGCTGTGCAGCGAATGACGATTACATGAATGACGTGAAAGGAAATCTTTCTGGAAACAGCTACACAATCTATACCTACGATAACTACGGCAAAAAGGTTATGACCACCACTGGGGACAAGATTAATATTTCCGGGAATAAAACGAAATCTAAGGGCTACGATAGCGAGGGTAACGAAACAACCAGCTATGATGTATCTTCCGTCATTACAATTCTGATAGACGGTAAAGAAATTGAAAGTTGTGGTGATACTTGTATTTTTGAGCAAAAAGGATTGAAGCCGGAGGTTGATTTTACCCAGGAAGATATTACCAGCCATTCAACCGGGAAGATTTCAGAGAATGCATACATAGCCGGGATTGTGAATTATTATAAAAATTATTTTGGGAAATCTAGGGTTGTAGTAATTAAATCCCAACTTGGACAGCCGATAGCCGCATATTCTGGTGACGAGGTGTTCTGGAAAATACCAGACGATCTACCTAAAATGACAAAGTTAATGATTGACGGAAAAGCTCTTTATATCCACAGGGCAAACTTCCAGATTATTGATAAAGAATTATTGCGATAAAATAATCAAATCCATTTCAAAACATCTCACCCAATAAAATATAGGCACAAGCCAAGAAAGTTGAAATTCGAGCAAAGAAATTAATTAATTGTGCAGAAAGGTAACAATGAAAATGAACAGACCATTATTTGAACCAGGGGATATTGTACAGCACTTTAAGAGAGAAACCATCAAGGAGCCGCACAACAACGAGTATTTGTATAAGATTGTTGGATTCGCTCAACATACGGAAACAGGAGAAGATCTGGTGATATATAGAGCCTTGTATGGTGACAAGCAATTATTTGCCAGACCAAAAAATATGTTTTACAGTGAAGTGGATCACGAAAAATATCCAAATATCAAGCAGAAATATAGGCTTGAAAAATATCATGGAGTGCTTTACACTGATGGACTTTAAACAGACTTACTTTTCCATCTGGCAAGAAATATGGAATCTCCACAAGAAGTATGCCTTTATCTCAAAGGATGATATTCCGCAGTGGGAAAATCTCACCATGGAAGCAAGCCGGATTCACGATAAATACGCTGATTCGGTCGGCGCGAAATTTGCCGAAGCTCTTTTGTTTGCTGTAACTGCGGAAATTGATAGAAAAGCGAAATAGGGCTTCCAGAATCCGCCCAAAGGTGGTACAATATGGGTATCAAATATTGGGGGTGCGTATGTATGAAGAAAATGAAAAGAGTTATTGTTGCGGCAACCGTGATGGCAAGTTTGGTGACTACAACACCTGTTATGGCTTTTAAATGGAGCAACAGTACAAGTGCTGAGAAACAATCAACAAATGCGTTTGACAATTGGAAATCCGTGTGTAAAGATACCGTATCAAAAATGGATGCAAGTGACGAAAATACAGCTGATTGCGCATTGTTTATAAAAAACAATTACAATGATGTAAAAAATTTTTCTGTATGGCCGGATGCTAGCAACCCACCAGAGTCTTTAGTATATTTTGCAATTGGAATTTCTTATTTTGGTGAGAAATTTGATTCAAGCACTATAGCTGGACAAATTAGCCAAATAGGATGGAATGCATTATCTTGCTTGTATGACGGAGACATGGATGGATTTTCTCAAAACATGGTTGATTTAAAGGCTAAGTATGAGGAAACTGGTGATATAATATATGAAATATCATATAACGAGGGGCAGTATAAGGTCGGAATAGACATACCAGCAGGGGAATACGTATTATTAAGTGATTATGAGAGCGCATATTTCTCTGTATCATCAGATGCAAACGGAGATGATATAATCATAAATGATAATTTTGTATATAATTCCGTGATAACAATAGATGATGGACAGTATATAGAATTAAAAAGATGCTATGCAGTCCCTACAGATGATGTGGCACCACTTGATAAGACAAAAGCGAGCATGTTTAGAGTTGGAAAAGACATACCATCTGGCGAATATGCGCTTGTTCCAGATTCAGAAGATGGGTATTATTGCATTTATAACGACAGCCATCAAGTTGATATTATTTCAAATAACAATTTTACAGGAAATACGTATGTAAATGTTTCGGATGGACAGTATTTAGTATTAAGTCGTTGTTCAATAAAAGAGTGATGATAAAAACTAAGGCTAGGGATTTCGCCCTAGCCTTTATTTTAGTTCATCCAATTATATGTATAAGAATCATTAACATATACTTCAAATTTATCTGGCGTTATTGTATCGTAATTCCTATCGTGAGGGAATCTAAATTCAAGATAAGCAGTTGAACCAGGATTTTCAACGTGAGCAAATTGATAATCATATCCAACTATTCTTCCATCTTTGTAAAATACGACTGCAATAGTTGTGTAAGAGTTTCTTTTTCCATTATTAGTTACTTTTACCATAACATTTCCAGCTCCAAAATTAGCTGAATAGTGTATTCCGGAATTGTTCAAAATAAGGCTTGAAGAAGCCTTTTCAATTTTTAAATTAACTTTGAAAGAATCCCAGGTCTTGTCAGCGTTCCAACCTTGAAGCGCACATTTTGAATGTGGAGCAAAAGCGTATATACTATCAGAATCCGTTCCAATCATAGAACCATTCAAAAAATAAACAAACTCAACTCTAACACGTACTGCATAATCATAATGATTTTCAAGAATTGCCACCGCTCCATATGGAGTTGATTCAGCGTGGTAAGTTACAACGTTTCTAGCGGTACTGGTGTTCCCATTAAAACCACTACTGGTATTTGCCTTTTTCACGGTAACTTTACAAGTGTATTTCTTTTTACCAATCTTTGCAGTAATTGTAGCAGAGCCTTTCTTTTTCGCCTTTACACGTCCTTTAGAAGATACCGTTGCCACAGACTTCTTGCTACTTGTCCATTTTACTTTTCCTTTTGTTCCAGTTACTTTTAATTGTAATGTCTGACCGACTTTCAAAGTGGCTTTTTTCTTGTTGATTTTACCAGCCGCCGATACTGGAACTGCCATACAGACAATTAGTAACATCATGGTCAAAACTGCCAGTAACTTTTTGGATTTTTTCATATGCGTTTTCCTCCCTAAATCAGTATGATATACGTATTTTACCACTCCAAAACGGATAGTGGAATAGGAAATTTGAAAAAAATAACGATTCATCAAAATGACGAATCGTCAGTAAAAAAAACTGCCCATTAAAATTGAAGAGCATGGTTCTTCACTAGGAGGAACGAACAGAAAAATTGATATTTCGTCTTTATGGCAGACTATATATGCTTACAAGGTGCACGAATTTGAGCGGATTATATAGGTTTTAGCCATACATGGCGAAAAGGCGTAGAAATTTCGACACCTTTTATTTTAAAATGGGTGCTTCTAATTTGATGCACCCTATTTCTATGATTGATATTTTGAACTATCATCAATTTGATGACGGTTAGCATTTCGGACAATTTGTCCTAGGTTCGCCACAATGACTAGTGACTCCGCATTCATGCGGAAAAGTGGATGCTTCAATCACCAAAGTCAATTTTACTTCGGCTAACTGCGACTCTTCCTAAAAGACGAGACGCACACTGTCGAAAATTCGACAGTGAATAAGCCGCCGAAATTTCGGCTCCATTATTTTGTGGAAGCCAATTCTACTAAAATTTTAGCGAAAAGGTGTTCGCCATAATGACGAGAACCTTGATTGATATGTTTTCTAAAAAAATAGAAAATGTTATTGACTTCTAAATGACTTCATGGTATATTATAAATAAGAAGTCAATATGACTTCAAGAAAGGAGAAATGCTACTAATGAGTATTAAAACATTTACGTTAAGACTGACAAAAGAACAGCTTGATTTTGTCGGTGAGAAAGCAAAAGAAATGGGGGTGAGTAAAAACGATTATATTCGCAGATTAATTGATGGAGATATTCGTGCAGACAAAGAGGATAAAATCTTACAGGAAATTATCGAAATCAAGAATATGTTAAAAGCAAACAAATAAAAAAGGATTCCCGCACCCTGGAAAAGTCGGAACCCTTTAAGCACTCAACACACCGAAGTGGTTGATATTGTTATTATATCTCCCTTCGGTGTAATTGCAAACACCGAAAGGAGATTTTTTATGGCAGATTTGAAGATTATTGAAAATGAATTAGTTCCTGTGTATGAAACCGAAAAAGGAATTAAAGTTGTGTACGGAAAAGACTTGCATAAAAGTTTAGCAGTCAAGACAGATTTTTCCACATGGGTAAAGAGAAGATTATCAGAGTGTGATGCCGAGGAAAAAGAAGATTTTGACCTGCTCCCCAAAATTGAGGAGCAGGTAACAGGCAGTAAACACACGATTGAATACCTCATCAAACTTGACACTGCCAAAGAAATGGCAATGCTTGAACGCAACGACAAAGGAAAACAGGTTCGCAAGTATTTCATCCAAGTGGAAGAGAAATACAAGCAGACAGCAATCAACATTAATCAATTGTCCCCGGAACTGCAAATGTTTAATCAGATTTTTCAACAGGTAGCCAAGACTGAACTGGAACAGAAGAAACTTGCGGAACGTGCCGACCAACAAGAGAAGAACATGAAAACCATCATTGATACCTTTAAAGGAACGGATTCCGATGTTGGCACAGAGAAATGGGTAAACAGATGTATTTCAAAGATTGCCGAGAGTGACGATTTCACCTACTCATTCGGAAATAAATACGCCGCCGCCAGAAACGAAAGCTACCGCAGATTATCGGACAGAGCTGGTTGCCGATTGGATCAGCAGCTTAGAAATGCGATTTCCAGAGCCGAGGAAAGAGGATGCACCAAGGCACAGACTAACCAGATTAACAAACTGTCCGTGATTATGCAGAATAAGCGGCTGAAAGATATTTACGTTAGTGTGATTAAAGAAATGATGATTGCATACAGAGTAGAAATCGCATAATTAGATTTTTACAGGGATACACAGGAGGAAAATAAAATGACAAAGGCTGAATTACAGAAAACAATTGACGAACTGAACGCAGATAACAACGAGTGCTTAGTGCTTCTGGATGAGTATATGTACAGACAGAGAATCATTGAAAATCTTATCAATTTGAAAGACCTGTCAAAATTAAAGGGAATGTATCTCTTTACCAAACAGTTAATCGGGGAAGCGTGATATTATGGCAAATAGAATCCAGTTCAATGACTTTCAGAAAAAGAGCGTGTACGCCAAGTGCAACGGAAAATGTGCGATATGCGGTAAACCTGTCAAATTCAAGAAAATGACAATCGACCACATTACGCCGTTGTCCCGGGGCGGCACCAATGATATTAAGAATCTGCAACTGGCTTGTAAGCGTTGCAATAGCATGAAGAGCAACATGACAATGGATGATATGATGGGGCAGATTTCCGAGATTTTGAAGTATAACCGCAAACAGAAGTTGATTAGAGTGTTGGGAGGAATTATAGAATGATACCATAATATACTGAATGATACTTTCGCCGTATGCTATAATATAAAATCATAATAAGCAATTTTTAAAGCGTTTACCTTTCGGGGTAGGCGCTTTTTTGTTGCCAAAAAATAAATCATAAAGGAGATATGAATTTATGCTGGTAGAAATCGTTGGAAAAAGATACGAAGAGAAACTTATTACAACAAGTCTGAAAGTTGCAGAGGTTTTTGAGAAAGAACATAAGAATGTTCTACAATCAATTGAAAATCTCGTGGCTGATAATTCAGCCGCCAAATTTTTTCGACTTACAACATATAAGAACCGTGGAAAAGAATATCCAATGTACGAAATGGATAGAGATGGTTTTTCCTTGCTCGTAATGGGCTTTACTGGTGAAAAAGCCTTACAATGGAAAATTAAGTATATTGAAGCCTTCAACAAGATGGAAAGCGAGTTAAAACGCTTATATACAGAACGCCAGCAATGGCAAATTGAACGTGACAAGGGTGTTGTTATTCGACATATCCTCACAGATACAATTAAGATGAAAATAACAGAAAGTCCAAATAAGAGATTTGCTTATCCGAATTATACAAATCTGATTTATCGTAATTTATTCGGAAAGACAGCAAAAGAGCTTGAAAGTGATTATGGCGTAAAAGCAAAAGAGAATCTTAGAGATTTCTTCACAGGTGATGACTTGGCGAAAGTTCAGAGTATGGAAATGCTTGTAAGTAGCCTTATTAATTGCGGATGGGGATATCAGCAAATCAAAGAATTTGTTCAAAGAGAAGCAACAAAAATGATTGCTTGAGGGTTAGCATATGGCAGAAGCATTTTTAAAAGTGGATGGGGTAGCAATGCCCTGTCCTTCTTCTTTTACATGGGGATTACAGGATATATCGGCATCAGAATCCGGCAGAACAGACGATACGACCATGCACAAAAACAGAGTTGGACAGAAACGAAAACTGTCTGTAGGTTGGAATGGCCCAGACTGGGACACTGCTTGCAAAATTATACAGGCAGTAAATCCAGAGTATATACAGGTCACATATCCAGACTTGCTATCTGCAAATAAGCACGAAACCAGAACATTTTATGTTGGTGACAGGGAGTCCCCTTTTAAGTGTTGGTGGATAGGCAATGAGCGCATGGAAGGACTTAGTTTTGATTTTATCGAGAGGTAAGATATGCGAAATTTATCAACGGAATTTAAAGAACAACAGAATAGTGGGAATCGTAACTATCTGAAATATGCAGATTTTACCTTCACGGACGGAAGCACATTATCCATTACCGACAAAGACTTATGGTCTAATGGCTTCAATTTTGAGGATGCAGTATCGCAAAGCGGTTCTTTTGATATCGGCGCAGCTATCGTAAATAAGTTGACACTGCAGATCAACAACTTTTCTGGAAAGTACACAGATTACATCTGGGACGGAGCAAGAGTTGTTTGCTATATTGGGCTTGAATTATCTACTGGCATTGAAAAAATCCGTATCTGTACTATGACGGTAACAGATGCTCCATATCAAAGCACTGCAATTATCAGCCTAACCTGCGAAGATTCAATGCGATTATTTGATCGCGATTATTCAGAAAGTAAACTGACTTATCCGGCAACAAGATTACAAATCATCCAGGATGCTTGCGAGGTGTGCGGAGTAACACTTCAATCTACAAGGTTTGATAATGATGATTTTGTGATTCAGAATCGACCAGATGATAGTAGCATTACTTTCCGACAGGTAATTGCATGGGTAGCGCAGATGGGCTGCCAGTGGGCGAAATGTGACGAATATGGTCGCTTATGCTTTGGATGGTACGAACGTGAAGTCCCGGATAATTTTTATGATTTGGTGGAAACTCCATGGAAAGATGTAGAAGGTAACGACATATTAGATACCACTGGTGAACAAATCATTACTATCATGCAGACTGGGATTACAGCAATTCAAACAAACGGATTTACTCCGTGGCTGTATGATCTTGAAATAACAGGTATAAAAGTTACAGAATACGTTGAAAATTCTTCTCAAAATGAAGCGAAAACATATCAGTCGGGGAAATCTGGCTACGTTATCGAAATAAGTGATAATAAGCTAATTCAAGAAGGCTCTGGCGAGAAAATCTGTCAAATTATCGCAGACAGGTGCGTGGGGCTGAAATTCAGACCGTTTACCACAGGCGCATTGACCAATATTGCATGGGAAGCTGGTGACACCATTGCGATTTCCGATAGAAACGGAAAACAGTATAAGAGCTACCTAACTTCTGTTACTTTGAATCCAGGCGCATTTGAGCAACTTGAATGCAGTGCTAAGAGTGCATCCAGGAATAAGCAGAAACAATATAGCCTTAATCAACAAATACAGGCAGAAAATAATAAGAATTTAAGAGATGAACGTACCGCAAGAGAAAAGGCAATTGAAGAATTGTCTCAAAGATTGTCTGAATCTTCCGGTACATATACTACTGTGGAAACACAGCCGGACGGAAGCAACATCTATTATCTTCATAATAAGCCGCAGTTATCCGATTCTGACATTGTATGGAAAATGACTGCAGAAGCGTGGGCTGTATCTACAGATGGTGGACAACATTGGAATGGCGGTATGACGGTTGATGGTGATGTAATTGCCAGAATCCTTACTGCTACAGGCGTTAATGCTGACTGGATTAATACAGGAACTATTAAAGCAATTGACAAAGACGGAAATACAACTTTCCTGGTTGATGTAACAACAGGAAGAGTTGTTATTAATGCGGATTCCGTCCAAGTCAAGGGAAAAGATGTTAATGCGATTGCAAAGGAAAAAGCAGAAACAGAAGTAAATAATTTTATAAGCAATACATACACAACTGATATCAATAATTTACAGTCTCAAATCGACGGACAGATTGAGACTTTTTTTTATGACTATGAACCAACCTTGCAGAATATCCCGGCTTCTGGTTGGACTACCAACGAAGAACGAAAGAAACATGAGGGTGACTTATTTTACTGGAAATCCAAAGGATATGCTTACCGTTTTATGCAAGATGGGGCAACATGGAAGTGGCAACTGGTACAAGATACTGATATCACGTTAGCACTTGCCGCCGCAGAAAAAGCGCAAGATACGGCAGATCATAAGCGGCGTGTATTCGTCGTTCAGCCAAAGCCACCTTATGACATTGGAGACTTATGGACGCAAGGCTCTAATGGTGACTTGATGAGATGTAAGGTTGCCAGAGCAAGCGGCTCTTATTCAGTGGATGATTGGGAAAAGGCTTCAAAGTATACGGACGATAGCTCTTTAGACTTATTTATTAATGGTGTTTTTAAAGATTCTCTTAATTCTTTAAAAACACAGATAGACGGGAAAATTGAGACTTGGTATCAGCCAAACGATCCATCTGTAAAATGGACAAAAACAGAGGAATATCCATGGTGTGATATTGACGGAAACAAGATTCTGGATGAATCCGGGAATGAAATTGTTTTGGTATGGAAATCTGAGAAGGTAGAGCATGAAGGCGATCTTTGGCATAATACCACGGATAACACCCAGTGGATATACAAATCTGGCATCTGGCAACCACAGTCCATACCAAATGAATTGTTGGACAAGATAGACGGTAAATCATCTGTTTACATGATTCAGCCAACACCACCATATTACGAAGGCGACTTGTGGGTAACAACCAATAGTGAAGGAAAGGCTTCTCTCAAAACTTCTTTTGTAAATCGTATTAATGGTGACTTTACTGCATCCGATTGGATTGACTTCAAGTATGCAGACAAAGACGATATCAAAAACGCAATTGATAATTATGATACCAGTCTTGGACAAGATGAAGTGTTTAATAAGCTTACAAAAGGCGGAACGGAACAGGGAATCTACATTCAAGACGGAAAAGTATATATCAATGCAAAATACATTTTAGCTGGCTTGCTTGCCGGTGAGAGAATTAATGGTCGTGGGCTAAAAGTCATTGATGATGACAAGAACGTAACCCTAGAGATTGACAGCAAAGGGAATGTTATCCTAGCTCCAAAGACTTTTTCCTTACAAGGGAAAACTGTAAAGGAAATTGCAGATTCTTCTGCCAGTACCGCAGTTTCTGGACAGACACAAACCGATATTTTCAGCAAGCTTACCAATGGCGGCAAGGCACAGGGGATTTACTTAGATGAAAATGGAAATGTCTATGTAAATGGAGAATACGTGCAAGCCAAAGGGATTAAGGTTGTTGATAGTAATGGGAAGACCACTTTTGCCATTGACAAAGAGACTGGTGCAGTAACAATAGCAGCTTCCAGTTTTGCACTTGGGGATAAGAGCATTGCAAGTATTGCAAGTGAGGAAGCACAAAAGAAGATTGATGCATTGCCAAAAGATACGGACAATCTTTTAAATGGGTATCTTCTTACAAAATCAGATGTAGAAACATATTGGGATTATAGCGGAAGTATTAATTATGATGTGATAAATCCTAATAAAAGTCGTGATGGTGCAGTTGCTATTACAGCGAATGGCTCTGATTGCTATTTGAGCGCAAAGAGAAGTAATAACCAGGTTGTACGATTGCCTGGAACATATCAAGTGTCAGTCTGGCTAAAAGCAACTCAAAACATGAAAATAAAAGTGTCGCTAAATAGAGTATTACAAGATGTAAGCGTCACTACAGAGTGGAAAAAATATGAATTTTTGCAAAACGTTACAACGATAAGTTCAAATTATCAATTATTTACAATCGGTGGATTCGGCAGTTTTACAAGCGGTACTTTGGGAGTTTATCGCCCGGAAGTAACTGTGGCAGTAAGTAGTGAACATGTATTGAAATTGCTCACAGATAATGGGGCAAAGCAAGGAATATACATGTATAATAACAACCTTTATGTAAATGGACAATTTATTAAAGCACTAAGTATAGCCGCTGACGCTTTGAAGGCTGGTGCTGTTACCACTGAAAAATTAAACGCAAAAGCGGTCACGGCAGAAAAAATGTCCGTGCAGGAACTTGCAGCAGTTGGAGCAACAATTGCAGGTTTTATTATCAGTAGTGACAGAATAAAAAGAACACTGTCTGGCAATACATTAGATATATTCGCAGGAAATGCATACAATCCTCCTAGTTTACTTTCACAAAATTCAACAGGCGATTTCGTGAAATACTCTGGAAATGGGGTGCAATCGAGCACACCTGCGTCATTGACTTTAGTTCTGGGAGATACAACCTCTAAAAACGGATGGACATCTGGAGCAAAACATTATTTGGGAAGAACTCAATTTAGTGAAGAGGTGAAAGTAGTTGGAAACTTCTCCGTCACAGGAACTAAATCCGTTATAGCCAAAACCGAAAACTACGGCAACCAACTATTCTATTGTTATGAAACCCCAACCCCAACTCTTGGAGATTTTGGAGGTGGAATAATTGGGAAAGACGGAATGGCAATCATCTCAATTGATGATATATTCCAGGAATCTACAGAAACAGAAATTGAATACTATGTATTCCTTCAAAATGAGGGAGAAGGGCAGTCTTGGGTATCTGAAAAGTCAGATACCTATTTTGTTGTCAAGGGAACCCCAGGACTTCGGTTTGCATGGGAACTAAAAGCTAAACAGAAGAACAAAGAGTATATCCGTTTCAATGCCGGAAAAGAAGACCGAGAAGTGAATTTTGAGACAGTCAACCTTGAAAATGTAATGTTCGAAGAACGTGAAAAAATTATACAAGAAATGGAAGGAGAATTATTATGAGCGTGATTAAAAAGCTTACATCATTTATGAAACTGTCAACAGGAGAGGGCGATAGAATCGCCTTTACCTACTCAACAATTGATACCGAAAGTGGAAAGGTTTTGAGCCAGAATGAGAAAGGAAATTTTCTTATTTTTGACGATGGGCTTTCGGCAAATATTAAGGCGATTGAAGACTATATCAATAAAAATCAATTGAATTAAAGGAGGGCAACCGCATGCCAAAATGGACTGAATACACAATGAAAGATACGTTAGCGGATAATGACGAAGTAATGTTGTATGATGCAACAGGGAAAGCGAACAAACGCGGACTAATGAGCAAGTTTTGGGATTATGTCGTTGATAAAATGTCAACGGCTGTTATCAGTAAATTGGAAACGGAAAACAAGACAGTTATCGGGGCAATTAATGCACTAAATAGTGATAAAGTCAACTACGGCATTTATTTTGGCGATTTAAACGAAATTCCTTTTATAAAAGCTAATATACAAATATTCCATAGAAGTCAGCCGGATTGTAAGAATGTTCCTGTTCAAGAGTATGGTATTGTTCGAACCATGTATGTTAATTCAACTGAATATGCCATACAAGAATTTTTATCGCTTCTTACCGCAAAACTATATGTCAGAAATAAATTAGAAAATATTTGGACTGAGTGGAAAGAAAAATAATTATTTTATCCGATTCTTTTACAAGAGACCCAAACACCACTTGATTTATATGCTATGGTAATCTGTGTAGAATTGGCACAAAGTAAACAGGCGTCAGAACCTCCGCTGCTTGGTAAAAATATTCCAAAAGACCATGATGGAATTTTTTCACCTGTACTACCCACATCAATACCAGTGCTACCTATTGATATTAATTTAGCTTTATTTCCATCCGGTAATTGTGTAATGTTTTCTGTCTTTCGTGATAATGAGTCACTATAGAGTTTATTGGAGAGATAAGAAAAAAATAACAAAACACTACCAAACATAAAATGAATATGATATAATCAGTATATCAAAATCAGAACAATAAAAAGGGAGCTGAGTTCCCGTCTACCAAACAAAAAACTCAGCTCCAAGCACCACAAAGGGTACAGTATTATTATAGCACAGTACTCTCCCTTTGTGAACCCAAAAGGAGGGTATTTTTTATGGAAAATAATAGGGAAAATAAAATGGAACAAAGAATTTTAAAGAAGAATAATTATAAAGTGTATGTTTATACCAATAAAATAAACGGGAAAAAGTATGTTGGTCAGACTTGCAGAACATTAAAAATTAGAGCTGGGAGTAAAAAGGGGCAAGGATATAAACATTGCATACGTTTTTATAATGCTATTCAAAAATATGGAATTGAAAATTTCGAAGCAAAAATATTGTATGATAATTTAAGCCTAGAAGAAGCAAATAAATTTGAAATTAAAACAATTTCAGAATTAAAGACAACTGATTCTAAATACGGTTATAATATTTGCACTGGCGGTGAAGGCGCTAAAAATTTATCTCTTATGGTTCCGGTTGTTCAGTTTGACAAAAGTTTTAATTACTTAAACCGCTATGACTCTATAAAAGAAGCAAGTGAAGCAAACGATATAGATTTAAGTAAAATTTCACTTGTGTGTAAGCATAGAGAAGGATACTATACTGCCAGAGGATATATTTGGCTACACGAAAACGAATACTTGAGTAACCGCTATAATAAAGAGAAAATATTAAGTTTGGTTAATAAGGAATTTGAACATCCAAATGCAAGACCTGTAGTCCAACTTGATCTTCAAATGAATTTTATTGCTAGATTCGATAATATTTGTAAAGCATCAAAAACAACAGGTGTAAGAAGAAATGGAATTAATTATAACTGTATTCATAAATTAAAAACTTCTGGTGGATACATTTGGATATATGAAGAAGAGTATGAAGAAATAAGAGGTAATAATAGTGTAATAAATAATATTGTTAAAGAAGCACACACAATACACCATCAGAGAAAAGCAGTTATTCAATTTGATGAAGATATGAATTATATAGCTGAATTTGAATCAGTGTTAGAAGCATCCAAGAAAGCAAAAGTAGATAGAAAAGAAATTAATAATGTATGCAAAGGAATACGTAAAACTGCAAACGGCTATATTTGGAGATATAAAGAATTGATACCACAATGATTTATGCTAAAATCAGCCACGATTCTGTGAAATTTAATCATAAGAGATATATTATATAAAGAGTTTATGCTAAAGAGCACTCCAAATGGGGTGCTTTTTATTATGCACTTTTTAACCTCAATAATGAAAGGAGACCATACATGAATATCAATACCTCATTAATCAGCAACAACAACAGCTACGCAGGACAAACGCCTCGGTATATTGTCATCCACAATACAGATAATATCGCCAAGACAGCAGATGCCAAGGCACACGCCACCGCACAGCATAATGGAAATTTTCATGGCTATTCAGCCCACGTATTCGTTGACGATAAGTCAGCATATCAAGCCTTGCCGTACAATCGTGGAGCATGGCATGTTGGAGTAAATTATGGCGGCAAGCTTTTTGGAACTGTAAACAATCACAACTCTATTGGAATTGAAATGTGCATGAATGCTGGTTACAACTACGAAAAGGCATTCCAAAATACCGTTGATGTATGTAAGCAGCTTATGAAGAAATACGGAATCCCAGCAAGCCGAGTAGTGCAGCACTACGATGTTTGCGCTAAGAATTGTCCTTCCGTTATCCGTGGAAAGGGTGACTGGAATAGATTTAAGAAGCTTATTTCCAGTGAAACCGTGACAGTTCCAACCACAAAGCCGACAGTAAAGATTGACAAGTATTACCGTGTCCGCAAGACCTGGAAGGATTCCAAGAGCCAGATCGGGGCGTACAAGTCACTCAAAAATGCAAAGAAAGCTTGCAAAGCCGGTTATTCTGTTTTTGATTGGAATGGAAAAGCTGTGTATTCCGTGACTGCAAAGAAAAGTGTAGCCAAGGTAGCAAAAGAGGTAATTAACGGCGAGTGGGGGAACGGACAAGATAGACGAGACCGCCTGGAAGCTGCCGGCTACAACTACGCAGAAGTGCAGAAAAAAGTCAACGAATTACTGAAATAATAACACTCCCGGGGTTTTCCCGGGAGCTACTTAAATGTTGTATATTCTTCAAATTCGTTTTTTATTTTTGCAAAGTCTTTTCTTCTGATAGGCACAGTATCCCCAGAAAACATAAGGAACGAAGTGTTTATTTCTTTTACCTCATCCATGTTTATTAAGTAGCTCTGGTGGCACCTCAAGAATCTGGAATCCAGTAATTCTTCAATATCAGACAGTTTACATCGTTCCGTATAAACTATACCGCAAGTGCAGTGAATAATGATGTATTTGTTTCGGCTCTCAATATATTCGATATTTTGAAATTCCACCCGATGAATAAAGTCTTTTCCTTTTATCATAAGAGTGCTTTTGCTGATATGTTCCAGAGCATGATTGAAAGCAGTATACATTCTGCCATTTTCAGATCCTTTTATAATATAGTGAATTGGGAGTAAATCAAGAGCTTCAAAAACATACTCTTTGTGGGCTGTCCAGAAAATAATATTTCCATCATAGCCATTTAATCTCAATTCCTTTGCAACTTCAATTCCATTTTCTTCTCTCAAAACGATATCCAAAACTACAATATCATACCATTCGCCATCTGCCACATCATCAATAAGTGGCTGTCCTTTATCATACGGAGTAATCAATGCTTTTATATCACCATTTCGTTTGAGAAAATTATTAATCCGATGCATAAATATACCAATCTGGATTTCGTTATCATCACATATTGCAATTCGCATTCAAATCATCCCTTTTCATGTAAAATTCGCCACCAGAGGTGCTAATTTCGCCATTTCCTGTGTAATTGTATATTTTTTGATACAATGTTATTGTAATACATTAAGATGACAGTGTAAAGGGGATGGATTCATGGAGAAACATAAAAAAATCATAATTGTGTTTATACTGATATTCGTGCATGTGCTCTTGATTCAATATGTTTACTTCTGCCCGGAGCGTAGTATTATCTTTGGGAGGGGTAAAACTATCGCAATTGCAAAAACAGAGGTAAAACAGGTTGTCCATGAGCGATATAAATCCCTCGCAGACAAGCATCCAGCCCCTTTATTTCTATCTATTATTATTACGATTTGGAAAAGCAAAAATCACAATATTTACACAAAAAAACTTATAATTCATAGAAAAATCAGAATAAATCAGTTTGCCAGGAAAGATTTAAGCGGAAACAATTCTATCCCAGTATATGGTTATAAAAACATGATATAATTTAATAAATAAGAACAAATGTTTGGAATATTGGGAGGGGTTTACGTGGATTACAAGAAAGAAATTATTGAGATGATACAAGAGATACATAGTGAAAAGATATTAAATCTTATCTATTGGTTTGTTAAAAGAGGATACAAAGAAGAAAGGGCGGGAAGATAATTCCCACCCTCAGAACCTAGAAAATAAACTTTTCAAAGAAATCACACAACAAATCTTTTTTATCGGGCGACAGTTTATCGTATTCAAGAATAATTTTCATGAATCGTGGATCTGTTAGCCCGATTTTCATTGATACATCTGAATATTCTGCATCAATTTCCTTTTCCTCTTTTAAATCCGTTAAATCAGACATTCCAATTCGGAAATAATCTGCTAATGCTCTGATTTTTCCTGTTCCTGGCATTGAATTGCCTTTGCACCACATGTTAAATGTGGAAGGGTTAGTTCCTACTGCTTCGGCAACTTCTTTTTGCTGTTTGCCACTTAATGAAATATACTTGTTGAGATTGTTTGAAAAGATTTTTTTCTGTTCTTCATCTGTCATCATGGTGTTCCTCCTCCTTACATATTGTATTGCACATCATACTAATAAAAAATTCAAGTATAAATTCAAAATAATTGAATTTTAGTGTTGACAATTCAATTAAAATGAATTACAATAAGACCATCAGTTAAGAAAGGAGATGAGCAAATGCCAAAGATTTCATTAGAAGCAGTTCGCGTGAACGCTGGATATAACCAGAAAGAATGGGCTGAAATGTTCGGTATTTCCAATAGTACAGTTGTTAACTGGGAAAAAGGAAAGACAGAACCAACATTATCACAACTTAGAAAAATGAGTGAACTTTCTGGGATTCCTATGGACTTTATTTTTGTGCCCAATAGATTCAATTAAATTGAATTGAAAATTTATTAAGAAAGGAATTGCATGAAAAAATCAAAAATTGAAATTCGTCAAGTAGATGGCGAATGTGGAATATTTACAGAAATCCTTGTGGACGGTCACAAACTCGAAGGGGTAAGAAGCTTTGAGCTGAAACAGGGAGTTGGAGATTCAGAACCTATTCTTTCCATTGATCTGAATGCTTTAAATTTATCCACGGACTTGCAGATGTTGCAGGTGAACCAGAAAGGTATCGGGGAAATTGAGGGAATCAAGTTTAAAGATTCACCAAGGATGCTGAAATTTCAAACAGAATAGGCTCCCATATCTCAGAGAGCCAAACAGAATTATTTTGAAACTTTTAAAATGGAACATTGTTTCGGATTTGAACAACATCCAGTTTTGCTTGCATAATTACACTTAATTCGACCTATTGTGTAATTAGGCGTCAAATCATCCAATGATCCAGTATTAATGAGAGAAGCTTCAATGGAATAATTTTTGTTCTGCTTATCGCAGAAACCATTAAATACCAATAATCATCACCTCCACTCTTATAGTGAGTATAACACAAGAAAGGAGAGATTATAAGGAGAAGATGACAATTATCAAATTTAAAAATGGGGAAACAATCGAAATTCCGTGTGTGTTCCCGGATGATATTGTGAAACCAGACATTAGAGATAAACTGATACGTTTGGAATGGGATGACGCTGGAAAGCAATATTGTTTGAAATTTAACCCAGTAGATGTGCTCTATGTAAAAGAGATTACACCTTCCTAAAGGAGATTATATCACAGAAAGGAGACTAATGAACGAATTACAGATTTTTAATTCGCCAGAGTTCGGAGATATTCGGACAATAACTATTGATAATGAACCTTGGTTTTGCATGATTGATATATGCAAAGCATTAGAAATTTCAAATCCGAGCCAGGCAAAGACAAGGTTAAATGCAGATGGGGTCATTACAAATGAGGTCATTGATGGTATCGGGAGAAAGCAGAATGCTAACTTTGTAAATGAACCCAATATGTATAAATTGATTTTCCAGAGCAGAAAAGAATCTGCCGAAAGGTTTACAGACTGGGTGACAAGTAAAGTTCTCCCAGAAATTTGAAAGACAGGTTCCTACAGAAAACCATTGACGGTTGCCGAACAAATTCAGATTCTTGCCCAGGGCACAGCAGATCATGAGGAAAGAATCGAAAAACTTGAAAATACAATGACAATTGACTACGGTCAGCAAAAATATCTTGGGGATCTGGTTTCGCTAGTGGTTATTGAAGCGTTGGGCGGAAAGAAATCTAATGCCTATTCAGAAATCGGAAAGAAAGTATTCGCAGAATGTAATCGAGATGTGAAATCTTATTTCGGTGTAAACGCAAGAAACAACATTCCAAAATTAAGATATGAGGAAGCTGTGAAGTACATCAAGGGATGGCAACCGTGTACAAATACAAAAATGCAGATTCGCGATTGCAATTATGATATTAATTCAGAAAGAAAATGAGGGTAAAACAGTGAAAGATATTAAAAGCTACGAATTTTATGGAGATAATCCAGAAATTTTTCATTCTCTTGTAGGTTTTGAAATTGCAGATATTTTGTTCACACATACCAAAGAAGAAAATGAGAATGTAGTTGTTGTGAAGTGTGCAAATAAGCAACATGTTGAAATTGATCTTCTCTTTAAAGAAGATGGAATATTTGTTACTGAACCATTTGCGGTGGATGAAGATCTTACAATTATTGAATAGGGGAGGTGAACAAAGAATGTTAGCAGATGATTACGTTGCTGAAAGGTTATCCGATTATGATTCCAAAATATATCAGTTATATCGCCACAAAAACGGACAGAAGGCAAGCGACCTTGTAGAAAAAGTAAAAAACGAAATTGCCGAATGCGGTCTGTCCGCCACTGAAGCGAAAGGCTTTTTAGAGTACATGAAGATTGTTATTGACGCTCAGTCACATCTTCCCATTCAGAAATAACGGAAGTTTTTATTGTTTCTGCTCCGGGAACATTGCCATCATCAATCTCATTTGCGGCATGAAGCATTGAAATTATTTTATGAGAATAAGGATGTTCCTTTCCGCAATTCGGGCACACAACCTTGTCTGTACTTATTCTTTCACTTATATAGTAATCGCAATGACAAGTACAGGAAACTTTTAATTTGAGAAACATTTTAACATACCTCCTTTCTGAACACATTATACCATTCAGATGGAGAGAATAAAAGAAAATAGGGAGGAAAAACAATGATTAAATTTGAAAACGAATTAGTTAATATTTCTGGTAAAGGGATTGATATTCTTTCAGAGTATGCAGTTATCACCCATGAAATTAAAAAGATGTTCGCAAAAAATGGTGGAGAAGAGAAAGAAATAAAAGAGCAGCTTAGACATTCATTTGAGTATGGCCTTATGAACGAGGAAGAACTTGATAAAGAAATCAAGGAAACTTCCAAACAGATAGATGCAATTATTCCGTTTATTTCGCATCTGAAAGAAATGCTTAAAAAATTTGGAGCAAAAGATAAGGAGGACTAATCATGGGAGAAACTAAGAGCACAGATTATATTCCAGAGAACGCCAATGAGGAATACGCACTTCTGGTTGGAAGGTTAAAGGCATTTGAAGCTTGGGCGAATAGCGTGAACGATTATGATTTCACAAAGAAAATGGCATTTAGAATGCTTGGGCTTGATGCAGAAAAATCAAAGGAGGAAAAGAAAGAATGAAATGCTTTAAAGGCTTTGACAAAGATTTAAAGTGTGGAGATTTCCAGTATGAAATTGGAAAAGAATACACAGAAGAAAAAGCAGACATTTGTAATTGTGGATTCCATGCTTGCGAATTTCCGATGGATGTATTCGATTATTATCCACCTTCAGATTCCAGATATTGTGAAGTTGAGCTTGAAGAGAATGGCCAGAAATCATCTGATGATAGCAAGAGAGTTGGAAAGAAAATTTCCGTAAAAGCAGAAATTGGAATTGCCGGAATTATAAAAGCTGGCGTTGAATATATAAAAGAGCAAGTTGATTGGGAAGATGATAAGGCAACCAATACCGGAGATTATTCAGCGGCAACCAATACCGGATATCAGTCAGCGGCAACCAATACCGGAGATCGGTCAGCAGCAACCAATACCGGAGATCGGTCAGCAGCAACCAATACCGGAGATTATTCAGCGGCAACCAATACCGGAGATCGGTCAGCAGCAACCAATACCGGATATCGGT